TTTGTTTGGTAGGCACAATTGGACTCGAACCAACGACCCCCACCATGTCAAGATGGCGGCGAGTCACGCCTAACCTATTGAAACGCAAGGAAAAAGGGCTGTTTCCCGGCGCCTAAAAACCCGGCAAAAGTACACGAAATATCAATAACTTACGACCTGTATTTTCCTACAGTAGTCGTCACCGCCGGGGCGTTCGCCATATCAAACACGCCTGCTTTCAAGGCATCAGCCTGGCCCGACACGAACTGTAGGCCGCGCTCAGCGTCTCGACTTCACTCAGGGCTGCGCTAAGGCGTCGAGTATTTTCTGCCGGTAGTACCCCGTAGGCCGAGCCGGCGTCTCCTGCACGATCTTCGGTGCTGGCGGCTGCGTTACCTGCGGCGCCTCCACTACAACTCCCGGCTGGGCCGGTGACGATCCGCACCCGCACAGGGCGAGACTCAAGCTCGCCAGCAAGGCGGTCAATTTCAGCTTTCGCATCTGCATCCTTCCTCTCTTGATCAGCCGCGGCCCTGTCGAGCGCCGCCTGCTTCATGTCACGCTCCGCAGTCAGTTCTGCCAGCCTCTGCTTGGCCTGCCGAGTCTGCTGCTCCACCTGGCCAGCCAGCTCGCCGTACTCGCGCAGCATTGAGGCTCGCCCCGCTAAATGCCCCATGCCCACCAGCAGCACCACCACTGCGGCGGACAGAAGAGCCCCCACGATCCACTCCCTAAATTTCTCCATGACTCACCCCTGGGCGGCAATGCACTGCGCATGCCGCTGTAGCTGGCGCGTCCACACGCCTTTGCAGCCTTTCGGCCCCCAGTTCTGCGGCAGCTTGCAGTCGCGGCCGGCTTGAAAGCGCCACTTGAGCAACGCATCACAAGCGGCCCGGTAATCCCCCGCCTGCAAGCTGCGGCGCATGGATGACTGGCGCCAGTTACCAATGCCGTACTGTCCGGTGAAGTCGAGGTAAAGGTCATACTCGGCCTGGAACAACTTGACGCCAGGGATAGAGGCGCGAAATTGCTGCTCATCTTTGGCCATCAGGTTGCGCGCCAGTTGTTCGGCGCGCTGCGGGGTGATCGGCTTGTCAGTGAGCTTTACCGGCGTGCCGTCCTCGTAGCGGGTGGAGCCGTGGCCAATGGTCGGAACGTCGCCCACCGTCGGGATATAGGGTGTCGGGCTGTAGCCCTCGCTGGCCTTCCAGGCACCAAAGCCCGCTAGGCTGATTGTCAGCGCCGTGGCCAGCACCCGCTGGCGGCTCATGCGTCGCAGCGCCCGCGCAAGGCTTCCATGCGCAACTGATGCTCACGCTCTTCGCGCCAGCGTCGCTCGTCTCGCTCAGCCTGCTCGCGTTGGTCCCGGCGGCGCTGGAAGTACAGGTTGACGGCAAAGCCGGCCAAGGCAATCGCTACGCCGGCCCAGCCAATCCAGTTCACTGACATCAGCCAGCCGGTGAAGCCGGCAGCGGCCCCCACCTGTGTGACCTTATTGGCGACTGCTGCGCCGACTACTTCATTTGCGATTCCAGCCCTGTCAGCCATGCGGCCACCCTTTCCAAAGATGCTAGGGCGCCATGCCCTGGTCGTTGGCGTGGAGTCTTGGCCACCCTCCGATGGCGGCCAAGCTCTACAGGGGTCGGCCCTATTCCTCGATGGTGGCGCGCACCCTGGCGAAGTCCTCCCGCAGTTGCTGACGCATAGCGCGCGGCGCGGTGTCGGCGATACGCTGATCCTTCGACTTGCCCATTTCACGCACACGACGCATCACGTCCGGCACGCTGATGCGCATCGGCTGATCCGGGTTCTTGGCGTTCCAGTCAGCCACAGCCGCGCGCGCGTCCTGCACCTTGGCCGGGTCTTTCTCAAACACGCCCTGCGCCCACAGCGCGCGAATCTCCTGGGCGCGCATGTTGTAGAACGCCTTGCTGCGCTGCCCCAGCCAGTTGGCCTCCTGAATGGATGCCACGCTCTGCGGCTGGAAGCCCACCGCTTTCAGCGCTGCCTCCAGGGTGTTGGTGTCGAGCACCTTGTACCCTTTGTCGTCGCGGTACATGTCGGTGGCCGCCATATCTGCGCCCTTGGCCAGGTTCCGCACGGCAGTCGGCGAGACTTCCAGTAGGCCGCCTGCCAGATCACCGCTCGCAGCCTTGTGCGCGCCAGAAATCATGCGCTTGACCAGATCGCCGGCCGGGCCTGCAATCTCCAGCACGTCGCGGGAATGGTCGTCACGCTGCTGCAGCAGGCCGGTGCCAGGGATCAGGTTGCCCATACCCAGGCGGCCAGACACATCGAGCGGCGCGCCCGGCAAGCCGGTGACACCCTTGTCGATGAAGCGTGCGATGTCGTCGCCGAACACGTCGATCAGGAACTGCTCCTTGGCCTTCTGCGTGGAGAAGTTGTAACCGGCCAGCTGCGCCATCCCGTCGATCAGGTCTTCGGCGTCCTCGGCGAACGGCAGGCCGCCGGCGCCGCCCAGCAGCATCAAGGTGGCAATCATCAACAATGCAGCCTTGCGCCCGTCCTTGCGCTCTTGGCTGCCGGCCTCGCCCTGATTCCAAAGGCGCCCCATCAGTTCCAAGTAGGCCACCGAGTACGTCTTGAAGGTCATCAGCGTCGAGCCCACGGCACCGCGGCCCCAGCGCATTTTCGAGGCTTTCGAGTAGATGAACTGGGTTTCGCGCACGGCCAGGCGGGCAAAGGCGGCCGGGTCTGCGTTGCCTTGCGCCTTGGCGATCCGGTAGGCAGCTATGAAGGTCATGCGCCGGTTCACTTCCTCGGCTGCGCCGAACATCTTGCCCCAGGCCAGAGACAGGCGAGCCAACGAGTTGGATGCCAGCGCGCGGGCATCGCCTGCTCGGGTGCCGTCTCCAGCGCGCAGGCCGCCCGTACCACTGGCCTGGGCCATCAGCTGGTGAACTTCCTGCGGGCTGACCGTGCCGTCTTCCTCGGCCAGGTGCAGCGCCTTGGCCAGGTCGGCTTCGTACCGGTAGCCCTTGGTCGCCATCTGCTTGGCGGCCTTGCTCAGCTCGCCGGCAGCCTGCTTGGCACCGCCATACTGGCTCAACCAGGGGAACGTCACCGCCACCGGCTGCGTCATGTTGACGAATGCCGAGGCCACCGAGCCGCCCAGGTACTGGGCGAACAGCAGGCCGCGCAGCGCTTGCGCTTCTTCCTGCGGGTTCTTGATGTAGTCAGCCAGGCGCACGGCGGCGTCTTTCAGCTCGCCCTGCCCCTGCGGGATCGCGTTGACCGCCTCCGACAGATCGCCCATGTTCAAGCCGGCGGCAGTCTGCCGGGCGTTGGAGTAGACGAACGACGCCAGCACGCGGCCCACGTCCTCGCTGTAACCGGCGATGCCCTGGCGGTGGATCAGGCGCTTCATCGCCGAGCGATTGGTCTTGGTCAGTTTCAGATAGTCCTGAAACACCTTGTCCCGCTCACTGTCACCCGAAGAGTCGAGGCCCATCGCGTTACCGAAGAGCTCCAGGGTTTCCGGGGTGATACCGGCAAACAGCTTGAAGGCTTCTTCGGACAGGGTGCCCTGGCTGATGGTCGAGCCAGGGAAGGCGGCCTTCATCTGCTCGGCCATCAGGTTGGCTTCGCGCTTGGTTTCAAACAGGCTGAAATACTGGCGCTCGCCGTCCGCCCCCACCATGTCCACGGTGTACTTGCCGAAACGCGACAGCGGCGCGTAGCCCTCGGCCTGCAGCTGGGTGATCCGCTCGACGCGCTCGTTGATGCCCTGCGCCGTGTCCAGCAGGCTCATGGCTCGCTCAGGCTGGGCATCGGCCAACTGTGCCAGGTGATCACGCAGGATCAGGCCGGCTTCTTTCACATCGGCAGCATCCATCACCTGCTCACGCAGACCTTTCACGTCCTCGCCACCGAAGCGCAGCATGTCGGCTCGTGCCATCGTGTCCAGGCTGCGGTTGGTGGCGCCGCGGAACTCGCGGTACAGCTCGATCTGACCGTCAGTCAGGTGCCACATGGAGCGCAGCTCGGCATCCGTCCAGACAATGCCTGGCTTGAGCGACTGGGTTTCGTAGCGGCTATCCACCATCTTGGCGAACTGCTCGGCGCCCTGCCCGCGCCAGGCTGCCAGCATGCTTGCCGACAGCTTGCCCTGCTTGACCAGAATGTCCGCCTTCTGCTCGGCGGTCAGCCCCATCGCACGCTCGGCCAGGGAATCGACACGCACCGGCTTGCCGTCTTCATCGCGCGCCCACATCAGCGTGCCCTCGAAGATCGGCGCGGAAATGGCCTTGTTGTCCTTGGCCTGCACTGGCGACTTGGCGATGTCGCGCCAGGTTTCCAGCTTCGGCAGCAGCTTCGGCGCCAACTCGGCGGCGTCACTGGCGTAGTGGCTCACGTCGTCGATGAAGCCCTGCGCCGCCTCGAACACCGGCTTGAAGTGCGGAGAGCGCTGCGCCAGGTTGTACATGGTGCCCACGGTCTTGTGCCACCACGACAGGCCGCCCGGTGCCGAGAAGGTGCGGTTGAGCTCCTGAGTGGCGCGGCTAGCGAAGTCACGCACGGCCGAGCGGCTAAAGCGGATGTCCGGGTCAAATTCGTCGAAGTCACCGTTGTTATCGGTGGCCGACTTGACCTGATAGTTGTTGAAGGCGATCCACACCGGAGTCCCTTTCAGGCGAATGCCGTCATACCCCTGCTGCTCCAGGCGCGTGCGCAGGCGGCGCGCTTCCAGCGGGCTTTCCACCTCCTGCGATTCCTCCACGCTCATCAGGTAGGGGTTCTGAATCGAGGCGTACAAGTCCATGACGCGGCCGTAGCCGGGCATGCCGTCGCTGGCTTTCTCCGCGTAGTTCTGCGCGGCGCGGCGGTCGGACGACATAAAGATGCCCAGCGCCGACGTAGCATGGCCGGTCGCTGAGCCAGCTCGGCCCTGGTCAAACACGGTGAAGTCAGCAGCGGTGCCGTGGTACAGGTTCAGCGGTTGGCCGTCAGCGCCAACCACCTTGCTCTTGCCGAACCAGCGGCGGAAAGCCTCGGTGTCGGTCTGCGCGCCGCGTCGCTGCTTGGCTTCGCTATCGAAGGTCTGGCGCGGGCGACTGCCGTTGCGGATACCCTTGGAAATGACCTCAATCTCGCGCAGCAATTCGCGGCGGGTGATGATGCCTTTCTTGTAGCCGAACACCTTGCGCAGCAAGCGGGTCAGCAGGCTATACAGCAGGTCGGCGAGCTTTTCTTTGCCGCTGCGCTCACCTTCGGCCAGGCGCGCAAACACTTCCTCGGCCTGTACGCTGTCGGATTTATCGCTGTATAGGCGTGAGATTTCAGACCACACCACTTTCAGGGTGGGGTCATCTTTACTGGCTAGGATTTTGTCGAGAAGAGCTTGCTTATCCGCTGGCGCAAACGTGTCCAGACCGTAGTGCCCGAGTAGTTCGTGACGAAGTGTCTCGACGGTATCGGCGACGGACGACAGATGATCGGCGGTAAGGGTAAATAGTCCTCGTCCGGGGTGGTAGGCGCCTTTGACGACTCCGATTTTGGCGATTGATCCTGGCCCGTAGAGTTCATCCTGCGTCTTCCTGATCCGGTAGCTGAGTTCGATGTGACCATTGTAGTCCGCCAGGAACCGCTCGGCAGCCGCGATAGCCTCGTCCAGGGTCAGCGGATTGGCCGGCGCCTTCCCCGTCACCACGCTGGATTGTGACAAACCGGCCGTTTCTACCGGCGACTGCCGGCTGAATAGCACCTCGTCCTTGCCCGCAAAGGCTTTGTCGTACTCGGCATAGAGCTGGTCAACCGCCTCCAGGCGCTGAAAACGGCTGTCTAGCCAGGTCGATAGCTTGTGCTCCAGCACGCCGTCGCCGGTTTTCTCATACAGCGCCTTGAGCATCCCCTGCAGGAAATCCTCGTCCGCGCGGTTGTCGTTGTTCGCCGCGACCCGCGCCCGCACGGCCGCACGGCGCGCGCTGTCGGCGGTGATGCCCGAGGTGTCGGTGGCCGGCTTGTCGATCACCACCATGCGCGCGTTGACAGCAGTGTTGACCGGCAGCGCGGCATCCATAAAGGAGTTTTCCGGCAAGCGCTCGCTGGTCGCGCCCAGGTCATCTAGCCAGGCACGGAAGCCCTCGGCCGCCGAATTGCTCTGGAAGAATGCCCCCTCACCCATGATCGCCACCAGGCGCCCGCCAGGCTTGAGCAGGCTATAGGCGTGCTGGACGTGCTGAATATCCCGGCCCTTGCTGAAAGGTGGGTTCATCACGATGCGGTCGTAACCGCTCCACGACCCGCGCTGCTCGATGCCGGTAAGCTCATCGCGGTCATACCAGCCGAGCATTTTGCCTTCACTGCCATCCTCGTTGATCGCGTGCAGGCTGGCGCGCCCGCTCCAGGCGGCACCGCCGTGCATGATGCCCTTGGTGCCGTCCGGCGCCTGGAAAATATCGCCGAAGGTGTAGAAGGTACGCGGCTGCATAGCCATGAAGTCATCGCCGGCCAGGTGGTAGCCCTTGGCCTGGAGCAGTTCGCGGCGCTCACCGGACAGCTCAACCACGTCAGGCTCCACTCCAGTTTTCTCACGGATCGCGTCGGCAATATGGCCCATGCCGGCGGACGGCTCCAGCACCCCCATGCCTTCGGCAATCTCGGCCGCCTCCAGCATGGCATCCACCACCGCCTCACTGGTCGGGAAGAAGTCGAGGCCATCGCTGCGCCGGCCAATCATGGCCCGCTCCATCTGCTTGATCTTGTCCGGGGTCGCCATGGCCTGCTGCAACTCGGCGAACTCGCGCAGGGCGGCCCGGTATTCGCTGCCGGTGTAGATGCCCATGCCTTCCAGGCGCTTGCGCTTGGCGTGGACGGTTTCGAGCTGCCACGGCAGCTTGATCTTGCTGCCTGCGCGGCGGCCAACGGCCTCGACAATCTCGCGTCCGAAGTCGCCAGACAGGTCGATGCGCTTGTCGTCGCCCTGCCAGACGCCTTGCTTCATCGCCTCGGACGGCGACAGCACGATGCGGTTCACGCCGCGTTTGAGCGGCAGCACGATGGCGCGGTCGCTCAGGTTGGCGCGGCGAATGGCGCGTTCGGCGTCGTCGCGGCTGGCAAACTCGGCGAGCTGATCGCCACGGCCGAAGCGACTCACGCTCAGTAGGTTGTTCTTCGCCCACTCCACATAGGCGTCGCTCACGTCGTCGGCCACCTTGAGCAGGCGCTGCCCAAGGTTTTTAAGGCCGTCCACTTCGATCATCTGCCGGGCAATGCCGGCCAGGTCGGAGCGCATGCCGCCGTAGGTCGGGAAGGCCGAGTAATCGACCGTCTCGTCGTCAATAGGCTGGCCCCGGTGCCGCTCTTGGTCGGCATAGCTCGGGTACTTGGCGCGAATCTGCGCGTCCTTGGCGTTGCGCAGTTCGGCATTCAGGAACTCGACTTGCACCTTCTGACGCACAAGATCAAGGAACTTGGCTTTGCCGCTTTCAATGGCGTCGGCGATGTTGCTCATGGTGCCCGCCAGCGCCTTGTTGGCGTTCGCGGCGCCCTCAGCGGCCGAAGCCATGCGCGCCCGGCGTGCGGTGTTGACCTTGCGGTCACGCCCCAATTCTTCCTCGGCGCGCTCATTCAGCGCTGCGGCCATAGTGCGCAGGCGCTCAACGGCCGACTGGCTACGGTCATCCTCGAAGGCGTCGCGGCGTGCCTGGGCGACCTCCTGGGCGGCCGTTGTGTCACCGGCTACCAGTTTGCGGAACGCCTCGGCGGCCTCGCGGGTACGGAACTGGAAGCCAGGAATGGCACCATTGCCGCGATAACTGCTGTAGCTGCCGCCCATTCTCTTGGCCGAGCTGTTCAGGGTGTCGTAGTCGTCGCGGCTTACGCGCTCCTCCAGCTTGACGACGAACAGGTCATGCCCGTGCTTGGTGTGCTTGGTGGCAATCACCTCGCCGGCGGTGGTGTTGCCGGCACTGGCAATCTTGGTGCGCTGCTTGGCCTTGGCCTGGTCGCGCGCCTCGCGGGTGCTCTCGGCCTCCAGGGCGTCATAGCGGCGGCGTTGCTCGGGGGTCAGGCGTAGGTACGCCTCGCGGCGCGTCTCGGCGTGGCGCTCGGCGTTGTAGGTGATCGCACTGCGGAACTCGGCCAGGGTCTGCGGGTCGGTCAGCGCCTTCTGCGTGGCCTCCTTGCGCGACTCGCGCTCTTTGCGCAGCTCGGCCACCTCGGCCGCGTACTGGCTCAAGGCGTCGGCGTCGGTGCCGGCCACCAGATCGCGCAGCGCCTGGGCCTTGGCCTGGCGGTGCGACTCCATGCCGGCCGCCGTCATCATGTAGCTGGTCGGGCCGTAGGACTTGCCCAGCGCGTACTCGTCCAGCATCGAGCGATACAAGGCTTCGACTACGCGGTCTTTCTTCTCGGACTTGTAGCGGTGGTAGAAGTGAACGCCGCCGGCGCGCAGCAGCTTCTCCTTGTTCATGCTGTTCAGCTCGGCCAGGATCACCTCGCGGTTGCCCTCGACCTGAGCGAAGGCTGCGCGGAATGCCTCGGCCTCGATCTTGCCGTCGCGCGCCTGCTCCATGGCATCCTCGTGCGCCTGCAACAGCGGCATCTTGCTGTCAGCCTTGGTCGGCGCCTGCTCTTGATCCTGCGCCTCCTGGGCGGCCTCGGTGGCGGCCTCGGCGCGCACGGCATTGACCAGCTCGCGCACCCTGCGCTTGGATTCCGGCACGCTCTCGCCGCGCTTGCGGTCACGGAACAGTGCCGCCAGGTCGAACTTGTCGTCGAGCAGGGTGCTGCCATCTATAGGCTTGAGCTTGATGCTGGTCGGGTAGCCGTCGCGGCCCTTGTTCACGCCATCGAGCACGGCGGTCTTGGTGATCGCCACCGGCTCGCCGCCCTTCTTCCACGACAGGATTTTGCGCATTAACGTCAGATCGGCATCGCGCTCTTTCTGCGCCTTGTCCTCGCGGGCTTGGTCGGCTGCTGCCTGGTCGGCGGCTTTCTCGGCCTCGGTGCGCGCGTCGAGCGCGGCCTTGCGGGCCTTGTGCGTGTTCGCGCTCTGCCAGGCGGTGAAGGTTTCAATCGCGCGGTCGTAGGCGTTATTACGCTGGTTGGCCTGCTTGCCGTTCAGTCCAGACCGCCCCGCCACATGACCGCTGTAGGTGCCGGCCCGGACGCTCATCAGGCGGCGGTAGTTGGCCAGGTACTCGACACGCAGATCGGCGACCGCCTGAGCGACCGCCGCTTTCTGTGCGTCGGTGTGCGCTACGGCCAGGCCCGACTCGCGGGCGTCGTCGATGTAGCGCGCGTATTCCTCGGCATCGGCCTTGGCGCGGGCGCTGCCGCTGTGCGAGATACCCGAGTAGCTGTCAGCGGCCTCTTTCAGCGGGAAGTCGGCGGCGGCGTCATCTTGCGCGGCGTCGGCCGGCTGCGCCGTGGCGGCCTGCTCCACCTCGCGGATCAGGTCTGCCATGTCCTTGATACCGTGAATGGTCGGATGCTGGCCACGCCAGTTCCCGGTATTGGTCAGATACCAGCCGGGCATATCCTGACGAACAGTCCAGTCCTGCCCGTCAATGCTCACCACGTCACCCTCAAGGTACGGATTGAGCATGGACACGACGCGCGGATCGCGGCGCGACCCTGGGCGCTCCGCGCCGGCGCCCGTTGCCCTGGTGACGGAACCAAGCACCGGCTGATTGCGCAGCGCCTCGGTAGTCCGGTAGATCATCTGTTCGCGGGTCAGCGCATAGCTCAGCGGCTTGTCATCGGCCTTCTTCCACGGCGCCGGGACGGTTTGATCGTCAGGGACGAACCGGGCAATGCCGTTACGCCCGCTCGCTTCGGGCAGCACATACAGATACAGCGGCGTCTGGTTGGTGAGCTGGACAGGTGTAATCGCGTTCACGGCATCGGTGGCCAGCATGCCAGATATGGCGCGGTAGGCGTCCGCCTTGCCCTCTCGCTGCTCCTTGGTCAGCGCGATGCCTTCCTGCGGCAGTTCGGTATGCCACATTTGCGGCGCCGCGTCGGCCTCCACCGGCTCGACCTTGCCCGCCGGCCCAGCTTTCAGTTCCCGAGCTTCCGGCAGGGTCGAATGGTTGCGCTCGCGCTCGCCTGGCTTATCGATCCACTCGCCGTCCTGCTTGACCACCGCTCGCACGGTGACGCTCCAATGGCCGTCCTTGTCCGGCGCCTGGTAGCTCACCACCCGGTCGAAGTTGCCGCCGTAACTGGGCACCACGTTGCCCGGCGCGAAGTAGTCGGCTACGGCCTGAGCCTTGGCCTCGGCCGCCTTCTCCATGACGCTGCGCTTGCTCTCGGGCTTGGCAGCCGGCGTGTCCGTCACCGCTTCCAGCTGAATGCGCCGAGCCGGGTGCTCGCTAAACCGCTTCTTGAACTTGATCGCCTGGTCTTGCGTCATCGGCTCGCCGAACGACAGGTACTCTTTAGCGCCGGTGCGTTCGTTGATAGCGACCACTTGGAAGCGCGCAGCGGCAGCGCCGCTCTCTGCCTTCACCTCTTTGGCGCGCTCGACCACGCTCTTGGGCTTCACCTCGGCCTTGCCGCTGGCCTGCATGTAGCCGCGAATCTCGGCCGGCGTGCGGGTATCCTCCTTCATGCTTATCGGACTGAGAATGCCGACCAGTTCGCCATTCAGCCGCACCTGCAAAGCGCTGTAGTCGCCGCGACTGTTCGGCTCGCCGGCGAAGAACTCCGCGCCCTTGAACTTGCTCAGGAAGTAGCGGACGTAATTCAGGTTCAGATAGACCGCAGGCTCGCCTTCCTTGCGGGAAAAAACGGCCTGCTTGCTGTCCTTGAGGTCGGGCCGATCATTGATCGCCAGCGGCTCCAGTTTCACGGCCGCGCGGCCGGCATTGGAGCCGGCCACCACATTGGCCACCGCATTCTCGTTGATGGTCGTGCGCAGCCTGTCCATGCGCTCGGCCCAGCCTTTCAGGTGCGGCTCGCTGCCGGACAGGTCGATCAGGTGCCCACTGGCCGAATAGACCGTTTGCCCCTGGAAGGTGCCGGTCATCCAGTTAGTCACCTTGGCTGCGGTCGGCTTCACGCTCAGCTCGCGCAGGTCGGCGGCCTCGTAGCCGTCGCGCTTGGCCTGGGCCTCGGCTTCGGCGTCGGCCTTCTCCTTGGCCTCGGCATCCTTCACCAGCTGCTCGGCGGCGCGCTCGTTGGCGGCAGCGGTCTGGCGCATCTGCTGGATGGCATCGCGCGCTGTCTTGACCAGAGCCTCGTCAATGCCGAAGCGCTCCGCGTCGAAGGTGCGCGCGTCGTACAAGGCCATATCCCGGTTGAAGCTCTCCAGCGCCTTCGCCGTGCGCTCGGCAAAGCGCTGGGCGCTGGCCAGGTCAGAAACGGCCGGCGGGTTGCTTCCTGGGTATGCGGTATCAACCTTGTACGGCTCTTTCACCAGGGCACGCCCCATCAGGCTCGCCAGGTCTTTGCCGGTGCCCTTCTCGACCTCTGCCATGAAGCCCATCACCGACTGCCAGCGGTTGTACACATCGGCCGGCTTCTCGCCGGTGGCGCCGGCGACTTTGGCGAAGGCGATCACCTCGGGCATTTCGCCGTGGCCTTCGCTGCGCAGTTGCTCAAAGCGGGCGGCCGGCGTGGCCGGCTCAGCATCGGCGCTTGCGCCAGTTGCGCCAGTTGCGCCAGTTGCGCCATTTGCGACATTTGCGACAGCCCCCGCAGCGGCTGGCTCCAACTCGTCGCGCACCAGGGCGGCGGCATAGTCGTGCGCCGTCTTGCCCAGGTCGTAGTCGTTGACGTAGTAGACCGTTTTGCTGCCGGCCTGCTGCATGCGCTTTTCGTGCATGCGCTGCTCGGCCTCGGTCGCCCGGTTGAAGTCGCGGCGCGACATAGGCTTGATTCGCGGCTCTTGGCTGGTCGATACCGACAACTCGCCGGCGGCGTGCCACGCCTCGATATGCTCGCGCAGGGTTGCGGCCTTGCCGTCGATACGAATTTGCTTGTTCAGCGCCTTGATCGCCAGGGCGGCCACGTTGGGGGCCATATCCTTGACGTAGTTGTCCAGGCTCGGCGAGGTGGCGGCCGCTTTGGCGGCGGCTTCTGCTGCCTCTTGGTCGGCGCTGGCCTGGCCGCGGTTGCGCTGGCGGTATTCGACGTACCAGTCGAGGTCGGCGTCGGTGCGCTCTTCCGGCGGCGTGGCCTTGATTCGGGCCACACGCTCAGCGTCAGATTCCTGGGCCGGGGCTTCGGCCGCAGCTGGGGCGGCGTCCAGCTCAGCCAGCGCTTTGCGCACCTCGTCGGGGTTGTCCATACCCTCGATAGAGACGCCCTGGTCTTCCATGTTGTCGCGGGCGCCGTTGTACCAGCCGCGCAGGTACGGGCGAATCTTCTCCAGTGGCTGCCCCAGGTCATCGGCCATCAGGCGCGCGAACTCGGCGAAGCGGCGGGCGCTGGCTTCCAAGTGGAAGATGGCCAGCTCGGTGCCCATGGCCAGAATCTCGGGATCGAGCCCGCTATTGAGCTGGGAACCGTTCAGCTTGGCGGCGAGCTTGGAGCGCAGCTCGGCGGCACGGTCGGCCGTGACCAGCTTGTTCTTGGCGCCGTACTCGTCGGTTTTTTTCTTCCGCTCGCCGACCGCCGCGCTCTCGGCGCCACCTGCCTGGCCCTGCCGCTTGCGCAGGGCTACAGCGCCCGGCTCGCGGCGCTGTGCTGCGCCAAGCAGGGCGTCGAAGGTGAAGATATTGCCGGTCAGTTGCTCAACCACGTCGGCCGGTACGTCGAAGCGCTTGCCCAGGTCGGTGATTTCCGCATCTGACAGTCGGCGGCCTTGCTCAATGGCATGGTCGGCCATGGCTCGGGCTAGAGGCGCCAGCGAGCGGCCTTTGTAGCTGCCCTGAAACTCGTCGCCCAGCTTGCGCAGGTGCGCGGCGTATTCGTCGGCCTTGCGCTCGTCCACCTGCTCCGGAGTCTGCGCCGTCACTGGCGCTTGCGTCTTGACGCTCGCAGGTGCCGCCTCACTGCTGCTGTCGGTGGTCGAACTGGGGAACTCATGCGCCAACTTGACCAGCTCGCGGATCGGCGCGCCCAGGCTGATCACCTTCACGTCCTCGCCCTTCTCGCGCGCAGCCAGCCACTGGTGATGGCCGTCCAGCACATGACCGTCCTGGGAAATCAGGATGGAGCGGTTGCCGCCCTCGAAGTCGCGGGCCTTGGCCACCTTGTCGCGGGAAAACTCGGCCTGTGTCGGCCTGAGCGCAGAGGCCGGGACGGTGCTCTCCTGATGCTGCACGCCTCGGGCATTGAGGAAGTTGACCATCGCCCCGCGATGCTCGGCCTTGATCTGCGGCATCTCGGCGCGCGGAATGCCCACGGTGCCAGAGCCAGGGTGGAAGGCATACCAGCCGCCGCCTGTGTCGCGGCTCTCATGCTCCTGGCGGGCTTTCATGCGTGCTTCCAGTGACTCGACATTGCTGTGCTGGTCGGCGTCATGGATGCCCATAGCCTCGGCCTGAGCCACCAGCTCGCGGCTCGGCCTTGCCAGCAGGCGCTTGTTCTCTTGCATGCGCTCTATGTGAGGGTCTTTCACAGCCGGCTCGGCAGCCATTGCGGCAGCCAGCTTTTGCTGGGTCGCCTCACCAATGCGATCCCACGGTGCGCCGGGCAGGCTCTTGGCAAACACGGGCTTGACGCCCGACTTTTCAGCCAGCGCTTGGCGCTCGTCGCGGCTCATCGCCTCCCAGCGGGCGCCGTGGTCTACCCCTGCAGGGCTTCCTGCGGCTGTGGTTCCAGCTGCTTCGGCATCAGCGGTGGGTGCTTGGCCTCCCACTTGCGCTGATTGCGGGCTTGCTTCGACGGCTTGAGCGGCTTGCGGGACATTCTCGGTTCCTTGAGTGGCGCGCTTGGCCTGCTCCTTCTGCAGCTTGGCGGTGCGCTTGTGGTCGGGGCCGTAGCGGTCGATGGCCTGGGCAATCTCCGCGTCGGTCATCTGCGGGATTTGCTTGGCGGTGATGGCCTTGATGTCGGCCGGCGCCATGGCATCATCGACCATGCTGCGCGGGCGCTCGCCGGTCTTGCGGTAATTCAAGGTGCTGACCGGATCGGCGAAGTCAAGCCTGGCGTCAGCTTCAAGCGCAGCAGCCTGGTCGGGGTTCTCGTTCAGCCATTGACGGGCCGCGCCAAGCGATTTCTCGATGTCGTTCAGCTCTGCACGCAACTTTCCAGCGCGCCCTGCGCGCGCCATGTTCGGCGAAGCCTCGTTTTCAGCAATGGCCTGCTCGATGTCGGCACCATCAGGAATCTGATTGCGCTGCTTGAAGTCGCTCAGGCGCGAGGCAAGCCAGCCGGATACGGCGGGGTGATCCTGCGGCTTGGCCTGCACCTTCTCGGCGCGCACCTTGGCGATACCCTGCTGCAACGGGGTCGGCTGGGAGACTTCCTGCTTGGCGGCCTCAACGGCGGCCGGGGCTTCGGCAGAAATGCTGATTTCCGGCGACTTGCCCATGTCGGCAATCAGTGAGTCGGTGGCGGCGCGGCTGGCGTCTGCCTCGGTGCCGCCCTGGCTCAATACCTGCCTGGCGGCCTGCTTCGCCTTGCCTGCCGGGGTATCCAGCGCGTCAAGCTCTGCGCGGGCTTCGTCGTGGGCCTGAATCAGCTTGTTGTCCCAGCCGCTTATACGGGCCTGCTGCTCGATGTAGGAAATGAGGGTGGTCAGTTCCTCAGTGCGATCCGGTGCAGACTGGATGATTTCCCCGGTGTTCGTGTCGATCTGCTCGCCAGCCTTGGCGCCCTTCTTGGCTTCTTTCTGTGCCAGTTCGGCGGCTTGCTGCTCGGCAGCCTGTTGCGCCAGTTGCGCGGAAGCGCCGGTATCCACGGCGGTAGCAGCAGCATCGGACAGCGCGCCGGCAGCCGGATCAAGCCCCATTTGCTCGGATGGCCTGGCCGGGAAAGGTCGCTCAGTGCGGTACTGCGGCTGCACCTGGCCAGGCGCCATGCCGGCAGCCAGCGGCTCGGCAGTTGGCGCCTGCGGCTCCGCCACGGGATCAGCGGCCGGAGCGGGATCAGCGGCAGGCTCATCGCCCGCAAGCTCGGTTGGATCTACCACCGGGGCCGATTGTGAGTCATGGGCAAATGCACCCTCGACCGCGCCGAAGCCACCACCTGCCGCAGCGCCAGCCAAGCCTTCCAGCGCAGCCTGACCGGCAACGCCTTGCCAGGTCGGAGTATCAAAGCCTTCGTTCTGCAGGGCGATGTTCGACGCCAGGCGTTCTTGGCCGCCTTGCGCGGCCTCCAGCGGCGCCTCCTTCGCAGCGCCCAGCAGCGTGGATCGGATCACTCCCTGCGCAGCGGCCTCGCCGGCTTCATTACCCAGCATCCGGCCAACCACTCCTTCAACGCCGGTAGTACCTGCTGCAACGCCAAGCCCTGCGCCGAGCGCAATCTGTCCGGCGTTATCGCCGCCGTAAGCCTGCGCCTCTACGGCTCGGGCCTCTGCCTCCTCTGGCGTGGCGCCGGCATCAAGGTGCTGCTGCTTAACTGCGTCGTAGATGGCGCCTTTAACCGTGCCCGCGCCCTGCGCGGCACCCATTGCACCAGCTACCGGAGCGCGCAGTTTTCCGCGCGTCAGCGCAGTAGCCGCGATGGTCGGCAATGACGTGCCCAGCGCCTCGACAGTGGTGTCGATGGGCGCCTCGGCAAATGCGCCGACGTTCGCCTTCACTTCCTCCCAGGTGCTACCGGAAGCCTCGGCTTTCTTGATCTTCTCAGCGCGCGCGGCGCGCTCTTCGCGGCGGGCCTCCGTCTCGAAACCGCGAACATAGTCGGCGGCATCGCCGAGCTTCTGCGAAACCGCATTGCCAGCCCCGGCGGCATTGGCCAGGAGCTGGATGCCGGTAACGGCACCGGAGCCAGCAGCGACTGCCGTATCGCGCAGGGCGCCGCCAAACCCCTTAGCGGTGTCCGGTGCGTCCTCCATGAAGGAGTCAACTGCGCTTGTTTTCGCGGGAGTGTCAGAAACCGGCTCGTCCAGAAACTTGTCGATGTCGCTCACTGAGTACGATTCCTTATTGGTAGCCAAGGGCGCGCAACTGCTTTGCGCGCTCGTCGCGGGAGAGGTTCTGGTTGTTCTTGATGGCTAGCGCCTGCGGGTTCTGCTCGATAGGCGGCAACGCGGCGCTCTGCCCGATGATCTGGCCGTTGGCACGATTGAACACGGCATCGCCTCGGTTTGTGACCATGCCGGTGATGGGATCAACTTCGGTGCCCAGGCTGACAGTGCCGTACTGATCGGGCTTGTCCTTTCCGGTCAACACGCGCAACTGCTCGGCAATCGCCGCGCGATCCTCTGGAGCCGCCTTGTCGTACTGCTCGTATAGTTTTTCCAGGCGCTGCGCCGAGCGCGCCGCAAAGCCCTTGCTTTCCAGTTCGGCGGCGGTGCGCTGCTGATCCAGGGCGTTGCTCTGCGCGAAGCGCTGATTGGCGCCCGCTTCGGTGATGGCGACACGGCCATCCGCGCCTTCCTGCTGTATCCGCTCGCGGGCCAGGTCAGTAGCGTTGCGGTCGCTCGACTCCTGCAGTCCGGCCAGGGTGCGCAACTGGTTCGCGGTAAGCTGGCCGCCCGGAGAGCCACGGTATGGCGTGCTGGCGGCAGCGATTGCAGCTCGACCGGCTTCGCCGTCACGCGAACTGTCACGCACTACGGTCACGCCGCCAGGCCGGAAGCCCTGCGCTCCGGCTTCGCGCGTGCCCTGCATGATTTCCGCAGCGCGCAGGTTGCGCTCCATGCCTTCCTGGCCACCACTGGCCACGCTGAACGTGCCGCCGCGATTGGGCATATCCAGTTGCCCACTGGCGCCAGCGACAGCCTGTGCCTCGTTGGTGAAGCTGTACTGGCCGTTCTCGTCCTTCTTGCCGACGATGCCGCCAATGCCGGTCTGCTGATAGCCGTTACCCTGCGGAGCCTGGGCTTGGGCTGGGGCGGGCGCAGCCTCGCCCTGTACGACCTGCGGCGCCGCAGGCTTGGCCGCGACTGGCTCGCTGCTGCCCGGCTGCTGCACTGGTGCCGCCACGGCGGCGCCTGGCGCCTGCTCGCCCTGCATGTCTCGGTACAGCAGGTTGCCGGCCGCGCCCATAGTCAGGCTGTTGCCCAGGTCACTGGCGAAGCCCAGGCCGCGCAGCGCGGCGAACTTTAAAATGTCGCCCGCCGAACCATCGCCGGTCGGCTCATCCATGCCGAAGCGCTGGGCGTAGCGCGCTGTAGAATCGTCGGCAGCAGACTCGGCCAGCGCCGGAACAATGGCCAGGGCGCCAACGCCCTTGCCGGCCGCGCCGTTGACCGCCGCCCTGCCGCGACCAGGCGCCTTCTCCGGCGCGGCCGGCTGATTCTTGGCGGCCTCAAAGCGCGCATCTTGGGCGGCGCGGTCAGCCTCGAAGGCGGCCGTATCACGCGCGGCACGGGCCTTGACCTCGGCGCGAGCGCGATAGTCCGGCTCAGGGCGAGCGGACGCCTTCGGCGCTTCTGTATCTGGCGCGCCAGCGGTCGGCTGATTGACCGGCACCAGCGAAGTTCCGGTAACGGGGCCGGCGGGCACTACGGCGCGCGAGGAAGACGGCGAGAAGCCGCGCCCTGTTTCGCCACGGGAATTGGTGTGGAAGTCAGCCTGCGAAGCGCCGCCCGGCGCAGCGCCGGCCGGGCTTGGCTGGCGAGTCGTGGCTACTTCGGTGCCCGTGACCGGGCCGGCCGGCACCAAAGCGCGAGACTGCGACGGCAGCACACGGGTAGCGGTGCCCTGTCCATCGACATAGATAGGGGTCGGGCGCGGGGTGACTTTGCGCTGCGGAGTGTTGTTGCGGCCAAGTTCGTCTGGATCAATCCTACTGTAGACGGGGCCGCCGTCGGCAAACGACTGCTCGCTTGGTGTGTACTGATCGGCGGCGGCTCCAAAGGCGGCACTGCCGGCGGTGGCAGCGGCAGTCTTTCCAGCTGAGGGCACGAAGCCGGCCGCCGTTTTAAGGGTGGGCGCTACTGCGCGCATTGCGCCGAACACGGGGATCGCTTGCGCAGCAGCCAGCCCCATTCCCGCGACATCCCCTTGACCTGCGGCGTCGTGCATCGCGCCAATGGCCGAGCCGAGGCTGGTTACGGGATTGAGCGCTCGACCGACGCGCTGCATGGTAGACGGGCTTCCGGCCTCAAACTGAGCGTTGTCGCTCGACCAATACCCGCCTACGCTGTCGCTGAACTCCTGTACTGCGCCGCCATCAGCAAAGAACAGTTCCGGCTTGCCCTGCTCATTGCCGCGAGGCTGGAAGCCCTTGACTCCCTGCTGCTGCGCTGCCGGCACATGCGTAGCGTTCTTCATGGCATCCAGGGTCTGCACGCCCACTGCATGCACCTGCTCCGGCGACATGAGCTGTTCGCCGTTGCTCAGGTTCACATCGACCGGGGCGCCCATGCCCTGCAGTTGTTCGGCGCCGATCTGCGCGGTGGAGTCGGCCGGCATCACATAGCTGCCCTCGGCCACCGTGGCCTTCACGTCGTCGGAAGTGCCGGTGCCCGGCCCTTGGATAGTCCCGCTCTTGATCGAGCGGGGAGCCTTGGGCTTGGAGCCCGCCTTGAATCCGCGCATTGGGGTGCCCCTGAATGAGAAACGGCCTGATGCGGACGCATGTTCCGAATCAGGCCGATCAGGGGCCAGCCCTACAGGGGTGGCGGGTCAGCGGTGACAGCTCGCACCTTTACCAGGCGATAAAAACTGGCACTATGCTGCTCTAGGGAACGACCACTACAAAGGAACCAGGTATGAAGCCTCTCATCCTTGCCGCGCTGGCGGTGCTGCTGCCCTGCTCTGCCAGCGCCCAGGTGTTCAAGTGCGTAGAAGCCAACGGCAAGACGACCTATTCCGACAACGGCTGCGCCGCTGGTCACAAGACCTCGACGCTGGCGATCACCCCCACCAAGGTCAGCGCCAGCGAAGTCGTCCCGTATCAAATCCCGCCTGCCTACTACGCGCCGCCCGAACCACGCCAGCCGCAAGGTGGTACGCGCGTCACTATCGTCGGCGATAGCAGCAGCGAGGAAAGTGAGCGCAACAGACTCTGCCGTGAGGCCTCCACGCCGCACAAAGGCTCTCGCGGGCTTACCGCCGCCCAGCTCTCGGCTGCTGCAAGCATCTGCGCTGGCGTAGATGCCCCCGCGCCCAGCCACGCACCCGCCCAGCCCAGCAGCATACCGGCAGCGCCCGCCGCGCCCGCGCAGATAGTCAACTGCGACCCGGCCGGCTGCTGGGACACCAACGGCGGCCGCTACAACCGGGGGGCCGGCGCCACCCACTTTCCCGCAGCGGGCGGCCCGGCCTGCCAGTTGATAAACGGGCAAATGATCTGCCCCTAGCCTCAATAGCTGTAGTTGTAGCTGGTCGAGGTACTGGTGCTCTTGCTGTCCGAGCTGCTGGCACTGCCCGAGCCACTGATACTCGCCGACACATGCGCGGCCGACATGGCGCCAGCGGCGAGCTGGGCGGTGTACTGACCGACCGCCTTTGCCGACTCCAGGGCGATCTGCGCTTGCTGAATCGCGCTCTGCATCTTTGCGGTGTACTCAGACATCTGCATTTCCGAGTAGGCGATGTTGGTGCGCGATGTCATGTCGGCGAAGCGGGACTGCATCTCCGCATCCGACACGGCGACGCTTGCCTTCGCCCGCCAGGCCTCCACCTGCGCGCCAAACGCCGTCGTGACGAATTGCACCTGGCTGAGACTGGCTTCCAAGGTGGCCTTGAAGGCATCCACGTCGGCGAGGAACTTGGTCACTTTGGTGCGCGCTGCTTCCATCTTGATCTGCGCGCCCTTGACCTTGATGTCCGCCTTGTTCGCCAGCCCCTGGATGGTCGAAGCGTAAGCGCGGGCCTGGGCATCGAGCACGTCAGCCTTGGCCGACTCGCCCTGCACCTGGGCCTGGTAGGCGTCGAACTTCACTTTCTCGGCGCCGATCTGCTCGGCATACGCCTGCACATCCGCGCGGTAGGCATCAAACTGGTTCTTGATGGTGTCCGCGCGCACTGACGCGCCCTGCATCATCGCCTTGTACACCTCGACGTTCGATTGCACTGCGTCGAGCTTGGCCTTGAACACGTCAACACGCTGCTGGTTGATCTGCCCCAGCGCTACCTGCCCATCAATCGCGGTCTTGTAGGCCGTGAGCTTGGCAATCGCTCCGTCCAGCTTGGTGCGGTACACCTGGGCCAGCGTCTCAAACGCCGCGTTCTGCGCATTGAACAGGCTGACGCGCGCGTTGAAGACGTTGATCTGGCTTTCGGCCGAGAAACGCGCAACCTCGAACAGGCGCTGGGCCATGTTCTGGTGCATGTTCTCGGTCAACTGCTCCAGGGCCATGCCCTGCTGCACAGCAAAGCGGATGTTCTCGATTTCCCAGGTCGCGGCCTGGACGAGAATGTCGCGGTTGAGCTCGGCCGCCTTTAGTCGGCCCTGCTCGCGGATCACGCCCACCTGCTTGCTCAGCATGCCGGGCGGCATCGAGAAGTTGCGCGACGCCCAGGTATCGACCGCCTCCTGTACCGCGCGCTCCGTCTCGCCGCTGTCACGCTCGCGGGCACGGGCAAAAAGCGCGTCCTCGATGGGCGCCGGCAAGCCAGTTCCGCCCGCCATCATCGACTTTACTTTGGCCTGCAGGTCGTCCAGCACCTCGGATGCGTACTGCGGCTCAGTCCAGTTGATAAACACATTGGGCACGGTGATGCCGCTGGCATCGGGCGGGGTCGCGTCAAAGGTCGGCAGCTCGGGGAATACAAACTCCGGCAAACGAATCTGCTCCAGCGCCTCCATTTGCGGCATGGTGATCTGCGGCGCAGCAGGGATGTCGATGCTGGTATCAATGACCGGGCGCGCAGGTGCAGCGATGTCGCGCATGCCTGGCGCGGCAGGAATGTTGATCGGGATGAGTGCCGGCGCATCCGGCAGCGCATCCATGTCGCCCACATCCAGGCCGCTGAGCAAATCGTCGATGCTAAGGGCTGATGGCGCCGGTGGCAGCACCAGCGCCGGAGGACTGTAGGCGGGCATATCGCCCACCGTCACGCTCGGCGGGTTGGCCGCAGGCGGCACGATTCGCGCCGGCGCGGGCACATCTGCAACCTTGATGTTGCCAATCGTCGCTAAGGCCGCGCTGAGCTGCGCGCTATAGGTGCGCCCCAGCGCGTCAAGGTCGTTGATCTTGTCGGTGACGGTATCGACCGCCACCCCAAGGATGCTATCGGGTGCAATGCCCATCACACTCTCCTATTGGTTGGCGCCGAATCGACGCGCAGGTCATTGATCACGCCGCTGCGCGCCTGCATCTGCAGCTCAAAAGCGAAATGGCGACCACGCAAGCCCTTGCCCAAGATGAAGCGGCCGTTGGTGAGCTCGCCGGCCGGCTCCACTGCCAGCGGGTAGGTATAGGTCTGAGCGGCGCCGCTCTGCGTGGTGGTCACGGCCAGACTGGCAGTGCCGTCCAGGGCGTACTCAATGAATGCCTGATGCGGATGCACTAGCGCACCCTTGCCGACATCCATCTTGCCGGTCTTGATGCGCACCTCCAGCGCCTCGTCGTGAGCATCCATGACGTACACGCCGTCACTGGCGACGCCGTAGAGCTTGCCGTCGATCACCGCCAGGCCGTCGAAGGCGTGTGGTGCGTAGCGACTCATGGCCCAGCTGTCGGCGCCTGCCGTCCACGCCTGGCCAATAATCACATCGCTGACGGGCTGGCCCTCGATCATCGCGCCATCCGCCAGCAGATCGCGGGCCAGCAGCCGATCCAGCGCAGTCGCTGCCAGGCGCGCAGACTCGGCGATTACAGGCGCGGCCGCCTGGTGCGCGCCGGGCGCTTCGTCGCTCAGCGTGGCAGCACTCACCGTCAGCGAGCGCAGCCGCGCCCTGCCGCTCGCCTGGTCGCCAGCCTCGACCGACTCCTGCACCAGCTCGACCGCAAACCGCGCCGAGAAATCCAGCGCCTTCGCCTGCTCCGTCAGCAGGTCGGCGACGCGGCGATGCGGCAGCGCCTGGTCAGCGGCCGTTGCGCGCTCGGTGGTGAGCGCGCGAGCGCTATCCAGAGCCAGGCTCTGCGCCGTGGCGATTTCCGCGTGCAGCACGCGAAGCGCGCCGCGATGCCAGTCCACAGCGCGCACCGATTCCTTGACGGCCTGCGTAGATCGTTTCGCGTCCAGCACCTGATCGCTGGCCGACGCCTGGTCTGCGGCCAAGATATTCGCGCGGCCGCTCGCCGCATCGCTCGCAGCAATACTCTCGCTGTGCAGCACCAGCAGGCCAAACATCAGCGCGCTGGCGGCCTTGGCGGCCTCGCCGACCAAGGCGATCAGGCCGCCCCAGGTGGCATTGCTGGCGACCGCCGTTTCCTGCGTGTCGTCTCGGTAGTTAGCCATTGATCACCCCTATGTAATGCTGCGCGATCCGGTGGTTGGCCATCACCGAAAAGCCGTAGCGCGTGCGCTCGGCAGATTTACCGCCGCCGGTGTCCGACAGGCTGGCGTAACGCGCCACCCCGGCCGCGATCCTGACCGCATCCTGATAGAAAACATTGCCAAAACTGTCCGGGGATATTGAGTAGTGGAAGTCGCTTACTTCTTTGTCCGACAGCTTTTTGTACTGGTCGAGAATGCTGGTGTAATTGCCAAATTCCTCTGACTCATCGCCTGGAAGTCTTTTGGAGTATTCATGGAAAGAAGGCCGCCTGGCGGTGTATCGCAGCGCACCACCCCAAATCTCGCCGTATTCCTCATGCCAGTCCGGGCCAGAGTTGAAGTAGGCCGTTTTATCAACTGGCGGCGTATCAAGCCACTCACCGTTATCCGCCCAGTCTGAGCAGTAGTTGGGCTCGTAATAATGCTTCATCACCATGAACGGGTTTGGCGGAGATGTGTCGTAGGGCATGTATGACCAGTCAAACCAGTCTTCTTGGGTGCCCCAAAAATCTCGGGTGTACCAGTCATAGCTCCATGCGTGGTATTTGTTCGGATCGGTCACAAATAGACGCTCGGCCACCTCGGTTTTTTCGTCCGTCTTGGACGTTTCGTAGTAGCCGCAGACCAATGCGCTGCGCTCCATGAATGGCGCGTAGCAATACATGCTGCGACTGGCCTGCCGGTGACGAACAACATTGGTTGTCCGCCCGTAATAACGACGACGCTCGAAGCGGAATACATAAGACCACACAGACAACAGCATGTAGAGGCTGCCATTGGTGTAGCCTAGATCGACGCCTTTTACGTTTGTCCTGGTGAACGATTCCGACACTTCTTTGCGCTCGTCGAAGTCAGTTGTGTATAAGTGGCCCTGCAGCTTCGGCGGCGATTGATATTGTGTCTTCTCCCACTTCCCGACGATCATGCAATCCTCAAAGTCCGACTCTTCGGTAACTTCAAGCTCTCGGTCGTCATAAAAGTATTTGACGACTTTCAGATCATCACCCAGGTAGTACCCGTAAATAATCGTGTCGCACCTGGGGTATTTCTCGGGCGGGTCGATGTCATACAGCCCTTCGGTGGTATGCGAGATAAGCCCGCCTAGCACCGGCTCTGGAATTTTGAAGCTCGGCAGAACAGTTGGATAAATCCATCCCTGGCCGACCTTTGCGCAGTTGCCGATATGAGTGGCAATCGGCTCAATCTCAAGGCTGTCCCAGTAATCCACGTCCTCCGCGCCATCGCGGCCAAGCCTGGCAATGATCTTCCCCGGATCGACGCGGCGCAGCTTGTACTTAATAGCGCGCTCGCGGTCACGGTTCTTGGAAAGCTGGCTGAGCAGCCCGCCCATGTAGGCATTGATCCGTGCCTGATCGGCCATGCCCTCGAAGGTGCGGCCCGCCACCCAGCCGCGATTCTCGGCCCTACCGAAGCGCAGGCGCAGCTTGAAAGCCGCACAGAAGGGAATCGCATACTCGCCGCCGAAGCCGGTCGCGGTATTGAAGCCCTCCGTGCCGCTGCTATTGAACGCCCAGCCGCAGGCCAAGCTAAGCGCATCCAGCGCGTAGAAGTCCTTGGTTTCGCAGACCTTGATGATGGCGCCGGCCCGGCGCCACGCCTCCATGCCGTCCTCGGTCGCAGGGAAGCCCTCTCCGGACGGAAGGCCGCCGAAACGATCAAGCGCCCACAGAATTTCGTTGTCGGCGACTTCCTCCATGTACTCGCGGAATGCCTGGGTCGCGGTCGCCGGAATGATCGGCAGCGGCATGGCATACACCCCGGCACGGCTTACCTGGGTCAGCCACGGAGCGCCAGCGGCATCGAAGGTAACGCCGTGCGTCTTGGTCGCCCGCATGTCGTAGACGAACTGACCGTCTTCAGGCGGTATGCCGAGATAGCCGGGCAGTCGCCGGTTCTCGATTTCCTGGGCGATCCGCTGCCGGTAACGCGCCGGGATCAGCAGACGCGCACGCTCGACACCTTCATCGGGAAGATCGTCGAAGTCCTGTCGCCCATAGCCGCCTGCGATCTGCACCACCTGGGCCATCGCCCCCGTCCACCATGTCGGGCGCAGCCTGGCGTACTGCGTCATGTACGGCTCCAGCTCGCCACCGAACAGCTTGAGGTGGTTGGGAATGCGGCAGTTGAAGCGCGCCAGGCTCAGCCGTGCGGCGGCTTCCTCGCCCTTCACATATTGGCCAAGCCGGCGCTGCGTGGTGTTCGTGACAGCCACATCGACAGGCTTCCCAGGCACGCCCATGCCGTTGTCAATGGCGCCACAGAACAGCATCGGCACATAGTCTTCGGCAATGCCCTCATGCTCGGGCTCGTCTCGCTCCACCTTCGGGTAGATCAGCAGGCGCACCACGCCGCCGGCGTCCTGGGCAATTGCCGTGGCGCCGCTCGGCAGAGTGCGAGCCATCTTGAGCGCGTCCAGGCGAGACACGCCCTTGAGATTGGTCAGGCGACGCAGCAGCAGCTCAGCGGCAGCCGCATCATCCTGATCCAGCTCGCCCTCGCCGTAGTAGAACCGGCCGTGAGGGCGGGGCTGGTGCATGGCTTAGACCGTCAGGCTGATGCGATAGCCGATTTCGTAGGTGTCGCCATTCTGGAACACCCGCTCAGCGGCGTATTTGGTCGCGGAAATCAGCTTGCCAGTGGTGCCGCCGCGCGTGCTGTCGGTCAGCAGCGCCGCGCCGGTCACGTTGAGCGTGCCGCTGGTGGCGATAGTGACGCTGGCTACAGCGGCCATGTTGTCGATGCTGTTGGTGGAAGTGCTGTTCGGCGGCGTCCAGGCTGGGCGGGTCGGGCTGGTGTAGCCCTCGGTCAGGCTGACGATTTCCGAAGCCACAGCAGCAAAGCTGGCGGCCGTCCAGTTGGCGGCCGGTGCCGCTGCGCCGGAGAACAGCGCCAGGTAGTAGCCTGCAGGCTTGGCCGCGCCGCCGAGCGCCACACTGAGGATGTGCGACAAGCCCTCCAGCACGATCAGATTGTCACCCTCCTTGCACCACTCGCCGCCGTTGACGCGGCCAAAGTATTCGCCACGAGCAAGGACTTGCTCGCCGAGGATTTTCGCAGTCAGCCACAGGCAGAAGGCATGACAGACCGCGCGCACAGCCGGCACGCAGGCCAGAGCGACCAGGGCCGCAAGAGCAAGAATGAAGTAGGACATGATTACCCCTTGGTAAGTCATGCCGCACTCTTGCGCAGCGGATAGTTGGCCCGGAAATTCGGGATGACTCAGGTTACTGCTGTTGTCAATCGGCGATCCAGCACTACAGACGTGCCGCGCTGGCCAGCGATCCCAGCCATCACGCCTGCATGCACCTCGGCCAGGTCGCCGCCACTGGTGCCCATGACATAGCCGTTCTCGGCCAGCCACACAGCCACAGGCGATCCGCCTGGAGAGGCGTTGCTGCCGACCACCTCGGCAGGGACAAGGATCGCGCTGCCGGGGATCGGCGCGCGCGACGCCTTGCGGGAAAGACTCAGGGCGCCCGGCTCCGCCCCAGCAAGGAAGGCGACGTGATCGACCTGCCCGACCCAAATACCACCATCGACGGGTTGCACGAAGGTGATGCGCTGCGGCATCTGCACGAAACCATGACGCTCATCGTGCAGATGGTAGGCCAGCGCTTCCGACCAGCGCAGCACGTTGCCGTTGGCGACCAGCAGGCGGCCGCGCCAGTATTTCAGATACTTGCCAGTGGGCATGGGCGACAGGTGGCGGAACTGCGCCGGCCGGCCAAGATCCGGCAGCAAAGGCAGGCGGATGCTAGGCGACGCCAGAGCGTAGTCGCCGGCCAGCAACAGCTCGCCACCGTTCTGCCTGGTCAGGTACAGCCGCGCGCCGGTCACGCTGGCATCCAGGCACATCGGCAAGGTGACGGATAGAGCGCCCGCATCGCCCACCTCAGTAAACGCGATCTCCGACTGTGCCGACTCCTGCGCTCCGCGCAGCCAGGCCACTGCCACGCCGTAGGTGCCGGCCGGCAGCGATCCGCTCTCAGCCATCACGAACGGCGGCGCCGGGGTGTCCAGGGTCAAGCGCTGGGCTACGCTGCCGTCGAAGGTGAAGATTCCGGCCGGCGCCGCGACAACCACCTGGTTGTTCAGCACCTCATGCGCAGCATCGCCCTCGCCCACGGCGGCCAGCACCCGATGCAGCCAGGTGGACGGATCGACCTTCACCCAGTCAGTGCCCAGCGTGGCAAAGGTGTCTCCATGCAGCGGGCTCTGCCACAGGTTGCGGTAGCGCTGCGCCGTGACCAGGCGAGCGCCTGGGCGAATCTCGGCCTTGCCAGCCGGGGTCACGTTGACGTTCAGCGCATCGCGCACAAACAGGCGCTCGCCCTGCAGTGCGGCGTCTTCGCCGACGTTGTTGATGCCGGCCAGCGGCATGATCGGAGTGTCCATCAGAAGGCTCCTTTGCGGTGTTGGTCGGAGTTTCCGTCCGGCCTTATGTACTGGCGCAGCACGCGCGCGTCGTGATAGCCGAATCGAGCAGAGCTGTGTCCTTGCGTCACGATCCGGCGACTCGGGTACTTCTCGATTTCGCGGCGGGTAACGCGCATGCGAGCCGCAAAGTCGTTGATGTCGTAGCCAATGACCAGGCCATCGAAGCCCTGTATGCGCGCCTCGCGGACGCGATACGAGACAAACGCCGTGCCGTAGATGTCCGCTCGGTATCCGGCGGGGATTGTCGGCATCAGCGGCCCGACACGCAGCCCTTGCCACATATAGGGATTGTCCCCCACCAGGCGCGATCCCATGCGCTCGGCCAGGAAACCGGACGCGCTGACGGTTCGATTCTTGTGTTCCACTCGCGGCGCATTGAAGCCGGTGAAGCTGTAGCCTCCTGCGATCTGTGTCTGGATGCCGCGCGGAGGGCCGAAAGCTGCTTTTGCTGTGCCGAACAGAGTCGCCAGGAACGGCAGGTAGAAAGTCAGCTCAACCGTGCCAGGCACCATAGTCCGCCCCATGCGCAGGGAGTTGATGCCGGCCGGCGCCACCACTGTCCGCCTGTTCTGCACCCTTGGGCTGGGCATCTCGTTGTTGTAAAGGGTATGCACCCACGGGATTCCGCTGGCCGGGAGACTGCGATGCTGGTTGTTCACCTGCGCATTACCCCACTGCACATCGGCGCCTCCCGCTCGGCGCCCGTCAATGACATGCAGCGGCCTGCCTGTGATGTTTGGGTGGTTCTCCATCGCCTGAGCCGGCGCCTCGGTCATCGCGTAGATAGTGAACGGGGACATCCTGTGCAATGGGTCGATCCTGTTCTCGTAAGGCGCCTTGATCGCGTACTTATCTTCGGGGTGTGTGAGCTTGATGTAGCGAATGCGCGCCTCCACGCGCGGCGATGCCACCGCCACCAGGTTGTGGTAGCTGAACTCAATGCGGATCACGTTGGATGTAACTCGCGCCATGCCCCACAAGGTCGCTGGGTCTTCCGACTTTGCGTATAGCACGCTCTGGTTCATTGCCGGCTCCGGCACCTGCAGCCTTGGATCTACCTCGATGCCATTGCCGTCGCCTTCGGCGCCCGTGAGCGGATTAACCGGCCCGCGTAGGCTGATGGTCTGCTCGGTGTAGGGCGGGGCGCCGGTTTTTGTCACCTTGAGCTTGTCGCTGATCACGGCCGAACTGATCCCGGCCAGCGGCAGAGCGCGGTCGCGGTAGGCGATACCTGGGCGCGGAATGATTTGTGTGAATGCTTCGCCGGTGGTCACGCGCCGCCATTGCAGGCGCACCAGGGCAGCGCCGAACTCTTCCGAGTTGCGCCCGCGCGTCACCAGTTCCGGCGTCAGATTGCGCACGCGCGGTTCGCCGTAGGCATCGGCCAGCGTCCAGCGTGGCGCGATGATGTTGCGGTGAATCGACAGGAAGGACGTGCCGATCCTGGCCATGTCGGCGCCAATGGGATCAACGTAGCGCCGGCGAAGTTTCAGCTCTGGCAGCGGGATTACTGGCGCCGCAAGGCCCGCTGCGCCCGTCAGGTCTATCGAGCGCACACCAAAGGCCACCATCGGATAGCCGAACCAGCGGCTGTCCCAGCCGGTGAACTGGAAGTAGCGGCGCGTATTGACCAGCGAAGGCACGCCAAACAGCTTGGCTTCATAGCCCTTGCCGCCGAGCACGCGAGCGTCATTCAGCACGGTAAGCCAGTTGCTCAGATAGGGCGGCTCGATGCCGGCCAGCGGCAGGAAGCGCCGCCCGTAGGCCACCATGCCAGCCTTATAGTCGGCCGGCATGCTCGGGGCGGCAATGGAGCCAGGCAGGATCGCCCTGGCGGCGTTGTAGATGCCCACGTCGCCATAGCGCGCCGCATTCTGGCCGAACACGCTCACCAGGCGATTGCGATTGCTGATGGCCGTCCACTGCGACCACGGCGGCGGGTTAAGGCCGCTATCCGGGTCGTAGCTCATCGTGACGTACTGCCGCAGGTTCCAGGCTCGCGCCACACCCCAGCGCAGCGCCTCCTGGGTTCCGCCCGTGGCAAATCCGGCAGGCTGCACGATCTGCCGCAAGTTCCAGATCAGCGCCTGCCCGTAGCCACCTGCAAAGCCCAATGGGTAGAGGCGCTGAATCTCCGGCACCACGCGCGTGCCGAACAGCGTCGCCACGAAGCCGACCGGCAGCAGAAAGCGCAGGCCGCCAACCGTATGCGCAGTGGCATACTCCATATGGATGCTGGCCGGCGTGACATAGCGCTTCGCCAGGGTGAGTCTTGCCGTGCCTATGCCGGCAACTGTTGGCGCAGTCGGCGCCAGGTAGCGCCGGTAGTGCTCCACGCGCTGCGTGCCGTAGCGATCCGCCACGACACTGGCCGGGCGCGCGTAGGCGTTGCGATTGATGATTGTCGGACGGCCATAGCCATTGGCCGGCGCAATGCCGCGCCCAGGCAGATCGACAAACAGCGAGGCCAGGCGAATGCTTGTCGCCCCAATCGAAGCCGCGTCGAAACCAGGTGGGAAGGAATACTGATCAGTGCCGACCGGAGGGCCGCCGCCAGGAGCGAACTCCAGGGCGACCATGCTGCCGCTGGGTGGCGTATAGCTCCCCGCATTGAAGTCGAGCGCGACCTCATCACCCTGCGGCGGGACGTAGGACATGCTCAGCCACCAAGCGGCATAGGCTGCACATTGGCAGCTATCACGTCGTTCTGACCATCCAGCCGTCCAATGATGTCGAATTTAAGATCAGGATTTAGGCCGCTGATGATCCAGGTGCCATCTGCTGCCGACTCGGTGGACGCCACCAGCAGCCCGTCACCTGGCTCTCCACCGGCTGGCCGGTAATGCGCGCGCACCGTAGCGGCCACTGGAACGCCGTTGAGCGTGGTGATTCCGTCAGGGAAGCTGCCGGACAGGTAGCCGTCACCCTGTAGGAGGTGTCGCGGGAACGACTCTCCGATGTCGATTGTGTAGGTGCCGGCGCCAGGGATCGCCAGGTACTGAGCATGCACCTTGGCCGGCGGCGTTGCGTCCTCGGCAAAAACCACCCACCCCGGCTGATCAACCAGCTCCTGACGAAGGATGCTCACGAACGGCGTGAACTCACCCGCCAGCGCCTCCTGCGCGATCTCTCCCTGCCCGGCGGCGTTGAAGCTCCGGCAGACACGCAGGTACTTCACCCCAGGCGTCACAAGGCCATCGCGGAGAATCCTAAAGCGGATCGAATCCCGAGGGTATGTGACCAGGGTTAGGACTGGCGGAACGAAGAATGCAGGCATTACCAGTACGCCGGGTTGTCAGTCACGATAAAAGCCCCGCGCCCGCCGACGTGTGCAATCAGGGGGAGATACACACTGCCTTCCACCAGCGGAGTCAGATTCAAGATCGTGTCCCCCGTGTAGTCGGAGCTGGTCAGAGCGCCTTCAATTTGCCGCCGCGTCAGGTTTGAGTAGTTGCGGGCCATCAGATGATCGCGCCGGATTCCCCTGAGTCCAGGCTGCGGCTGGCCTGCGGCCACCCAGCGAACCAGCCCCATCTCGATGGATGGCATGACCGAGATCGGGCTGTTGGCCAGATAGGTCAGCATCGAGACCGTAGTGTGAATGGTGTAAACCGCACCACTCTCGTAGGCACTCTCAAGCAGCGCGCTGATGCCCGTGGTATCCACCAACAGGCCGGACACCGGATTCCTCAGCGTGGTGAAGGCCAGGCGGTCGAAGTAAAGCGAAAGCCGCGTCGAGTTAGGGGTAGCTCCGCGAAACCCGCCCACAGCGATGTGGTTGCCCCCCAGGTCGTCTCCTACATAGAGCGTTCCATTACCGTTCTGGGCGTCAATTTGGGTTCCCGACACGCTAGAAGCCGTGTCGGTGAAAGGCGCCTGCATGAAGATGAAGGTTCGCTCATCCGCCAGCATCACCCACCGAGTATTGGCGCCCCAATAGAAGACATCAGAACCAAAGTACACGGGCAGCGTGGCAGCGCCCGATGTGCCGGAAACCACCCCCTGCCCCTGGGGCACGCCACTTGAGTTGATACCTGTATAGGTAGCATGCAGGTAAACGCGAAACGTCCCGTGATAGCCGAGGTTTGACGAGTTCTGGTAGTAGCCACTGCTGATCGTGACGTAGTTGCCAGAGGCGTTGCGCAGCACCAGGTACTGGTCGCCCTCGTCTACCAACGTCCACCCCGCCGCCAAGCGGGCACCATAGCCGGTCACCAGGCAGGCCTTGAGGATCAGCTTGTAGTTGTTGAACCGCTGCACCGAGCCAACGGTGGAAATGTAGAACGCCGGCAAACCGGCGTCCTTGGAGCTGTAAACGCTAGGCATCAGCTAGCCCTGCCTTCATCTGCGATCAAGCTGGCGTTGCTCGCCAGATTCCCAAGCGGGTCTTCATCCGGCCAGTACCCTTTCTCGCTATGCCACTGGCAATACTCGTCAAACAGCTCGGGCTGCGGCTTGAAGCTGGCCATGTTGGTCACGCCATGCCGCTCGGCCATGAACATCTGGAACGCTGGCAGCCCCAGGACGCGACCCCACGGGATTGCGGCAGGCATCTGCGTCTTCGCGTCGAAGGCGACAAAGCCTTCCACGCCGACACGGATCGGCTCGGGTTTGGTATCAGCAACACTCATGCGTTCAATTCCTCCAGCCTTCGCAACACTTTCGCGCGCTCGGCTTCATTCAGTGACTCGATCATGTCCATAACCTTGTCCACCAGTCGAACCCCATGGGGGTCTTTCTTGCTCTGCCCTACGCCTGTCCATAGCTCCAGGTTTTCCGGCCGGTTGTCGTCGCGCTTGCCATTGCGGTGGTGGACACGCTCGCCAGGCATCAGCGGGCGACCAATCATTTCCTCCATCACCTCGCGGTGCTCGAACACCTGGATGCCATCGACCTTCCGCGCCTTGTAGCCGTCGCGCGTGTAGTAGTAGCCATCAGGTGTTAGCTCCCTTGGCGGAAGATCAGCGTAGTTCGCTACTAAGCCTGCGCCGCGAGCCCTCATAGAGCAGGAGCGCGAGCAGAAGGCTCTTGCCTTTCCATGCGGGCGCTCGAACTCTGTCTTGCACCACTGGCATACCACCTTGCGATCAACGCGCTGCGATGCAGCTCCGCAGGCATGCGAGCAAAACTTCTGCTGTGCACTGGCTGGCTCGAACTCGATATGGCACTGAAGGCACGACTTCTTCGCCTTCACCCGCGCCGATGACTTGCACGCAATGGAGCAGAACCGCGTGACAGCTAAACGCGGGCGAAACACGTTTCCGCACCCTTCGCATGCCCTATCAGCCAGAACTCTTTTCTTTCCCATTGGAAGCACCTCACTTTATGGTTTTCACCATTAGCCTGGCGCGATATTTACGAGAAAGCAAATAGTATCGCAAGTCATTGATTTTTCTACTTAAACTTTGAAAATTTTGTTAGTACCGTTATCCCACGTCACAATTATGTCGCCGCCGTTCGGTGTAATCGGCAGGCCGGTGGCGGTGTCGATGTAGGCGATCAGCGGGCTGGTCGCCTCGGTTCCGGTGTCGGAATAGATGATGATGGCCTCGATGGACGCGCCGGAGACGCTGGTAAAGGTCACGTCCGCTCCGTCTGCTGCGCCGCCCGTGGTGGCCTTGCTGGTCAGCGTGACGGGGCCAGCGATACGCGCAGAGATCGGGATGTCCGCCAGATACTGGTGAACGGCGGTCTGCGGCGTGTAGGCGCCGGTATCAACCAGGATCACCTTGATGGTGTCGGTCATCCAGTTGATCTGCGCCTCAAGGAAGCGCTGGCGGGCGAAGTCGAAAAGCGTGTTAGCCATGAGTGTTCTCCACAGATTCAGGAGCACTCATGCGCGCCGGGGGCTTGATTGGGGTGTCAAGGGTGGCCTCGATGAGCAGGCGCGCCACCTGGCCGGACTTCTTCTCCAGGCGAATCACGGCATCACCGACGATGAGTGCCTGGCCCGGCTTTAGGTCAACGTGCATCTTGGTCATGGCCAGAACGCCTCCACATGCTGCGGCACGTCCTCACGGGTCGCGCGGCGAAGATCGGCGCTCGGGCGCAGACCGAAGTAGTCTTCAAAGGCTCGCTCAGCCTGGGCCGAGCGGTTCGGGTCGAATGCTTCCATATCCGGCACGGCGAAGCCCTTGTGCAGCGCCCACTGGATTAGGTGGCGGTGATGCTCGCGGTGAATCGCCGGCTCGGCGGTGTCCTTGTTGACCAGCGCCATGCCGGCCAGCGGCGTGCGGTAGCATTCCAGCTTGAGCGTGGCGCCCTGCTCCGGGTTTGGCACTAGGCGCAAGTCGGTGTCGCCCTGGATTGCGTACAGCGGGCGCCCCACTTCGTCGCGCCAGCCTGGCCGCTCAGCATCCAAGCTCTCAGTGGAGTAGATCAGCAGCACGCCTGGGCGAGAGCCGTCCGCAGGATGCAAGCTCAGGTGAGTGATTTCGTACAGTGCCGGGTGCAGCGGGTAGACCGCCTGGCCGGCTGTCACGGCAATCTGGCACACGGCCGCGTCCTGGCTTTCGTGGATCAGTCGCGCGCGAATACATGCCTCGCTGACGGCATCATTCAGCCAGGCGGCAATATCCTCGTCGCTCCAGAAATACGGCTCAGCCAGGTCGTGCGCTTCCGTGCGAACGCGGCGGATCAGCTCGGCCAGGGTCATTACTGCGCCCCGAAGCGGGTGATGTGCTGGGTGACGGTTTCGCGCATGTCCTCCAGCTTGTCGCGCATGTTCAGCTTGATGCCGAACTGAACCAGGGCGAACTCAGCCAGGCCGGCTTTGGTGCTGATCTGATTCATCTGGTCGATTACAGCGAAGTCTTGGCGCTCGGCCTCGCGCTTGTCGCTGGTCTTTGCGCCCTGCTCCAGTTGCTCGGCGGTGTCGTCACCGGCCGCCACGGCGCCCTCCACCTGCTTGAACAGGTCGAGGTGGCGCAGCAGCTTGCGGGCGACGATCTGCGGCACGGAGCGCGCCTGGCCCTTGGTGAAGGTCAGGCCGCTGGAATACAGGGTGTCTTGCCAGTAGTCGCGGCGGCCGATGTACTGAACGCCGATGTAGCCGGCCTGCACGCCTTCGATAGCCAGGGTCGGCGACGGCAGGCTGGCCAGAGCCTTGGCCACAGCGTCTTCGGCGTCGGGAATATCCTTGAGCGCATGCACCACGGCGCGGAACAGATAGTCCTTGGCCTTCTGCTCGACGGGCAGCTCCTCGTAGGGCACGCAGCACGGGTGAGTCTTGGCGTCCGGGTCTTTCACCGCGCCGTACACCCAGCCGTCAGCGATCTTCTGCTCCAGCCAGCTCTCGTGGGCCTGCTCGGGCGTCGCGTCGGGGTTTGCCAGGTGCATCTCTACGCCGGCAATTGCCGACTGCTGTTGCCACTCAGGCGCATCGGCCCAAGTCGGCTGGGAAAGGTCGCCTTGCGAGGCGCAATAGGCCGCGTTGATCGCGTGAGCAATGGCGGCAATGGCGGTGATCTTCATGGGGAGTCCTACTCCTGCGGGATGAGAAAGAGCCGGCGAAGGGCCGGCTCTATCAGGGCTTAGCGAGCGCCGACTTGCTCGCCGTACACCAGCACCTTGATGTCACTGGCCTTGGCATTGGCCGCCACGGCAGTGGTCAGGATCAGGCGTGCCGGCTTGGCCAGGGTCAGCAGCTTGGTGCCGGTGGCACGCTTGCGGCCGGCAGCAGCCAGGTCGATGCCAGAGCCGAAGTAGGCCGCGTCCTGCGGCGCCTCGGTCGAGTCGGTGCCGTCTTCGTACTTGAAGCCGAGCGAGCCGGTGATGGTGGCAGTCATGCCAGTGGTGACAATGATCTGTGCGTCATCCAGGCGCAGACCTTCCGGCAGCGGGCCGAGGTCGATCACGTCACCGACTGCAATCGCGGCAGTCGAGTCGGAATCGGCGGCGGCGCCGCTTGCCAGGGTGGCCAGGGCGAAGGACAGCACGGACAGATTGCCGTAGGGGGTGTTGCCGAACTGGCGCTTGAGCGCGCTTTTCAGGGATACGGTAGCCATAAAAGGAGCCTCGTCTGAGTGAAGGAATGGGCGGGGTTAGCCGCCCATCGCGTCAGGGTGGGTTAGCCGACCTGATTCAGCGGCACCACGGTGTCGAGCACCGAGGCACCGTAGTCGGTGAACTCGACGCGCTCGCCGGTGTTGACCGCGAAACGGATCTTGGAGGTGCCGAGGATGGCGCCGATCAGCAGCTCCACCTTGTCGCCGTGATCCATCTCCTTCTCGCTCCAGAAGAACGGCACGCCGGACTTGTCGGAGCGGCCGAGCGCCTGGGCAACGGCCTGGCCGCCGAGCAGGATCGCGCGGTCCACCGCGTACTGAGTGCCGAAGCTGGACGGCACGACGCAGGTGCTCTCGGTTTCGCTGGCGAAGTCGGCGCAGTAGCGCACGGTGTTGCCGGCGAAGAAGCGGATCGGGATGTTCTGCTTGATGATCAGGAAGTTGTTCCACAGGCCGACTTCACCCTTGAAGATCGGGTGCCCCTTGGCGTTGGCGGCGCGCGCCAGGGCGGCAGCCTGCATGGAGCGGAACGCCGGATCGGCAGCGAACTGGTTGTACTGCAACGGAGTCACCAGCAGCACGCGGATCGGGTCGTCCTCGGCGGCCTCGTCGCCCTCGAACTGGACGGGCGGCGGCGGCATGACCATCTCGTCCATCACTGCGCGCAGGGAATCGACCACGCTCATGCTCAGCACGTCGGTGCTGGCAATATCCATCTCGCCCGCATTGACCTTGAAGCTGGTCACGCCAGAGCCGTCCACCATGAAGTGGCGGTTTTTGGTCGGCGCCTTGACGCGGTTGACCATCACGGCCGCGAACTTCGGATCGGTGTCGAGCGGCACGCTCCAGGTCTGGTTCATCACGTTGCCGCGAGCGCCGGCCGCATGGATGATCAGGCTCTGATCCAGGTAGCGGTCCATAGTCGCCTGTGCGACCGGGCGGCCCAGCTTGCGGAAGTCCACCGGCGAGCGAATGTCGGTCATGGTGTCCGACAGCTTGACCGGGATACGGGCCTGGTTCACGCGCAGGCGGTCTTCCTCGATGCTCATGCCGGTGCCACGGCCCTCGGCGTACTCGCTGCCCATGATCGGGATGGCGCCGAAGGGGTTGACCAGGTTGAAGGTGACTTCATCACCCATGCCCTTGCCCAAGTCCATGCAGCGGACGATCGGCAGGTGCTTGCTGGTCTGCTTCTTGATGGTGGCCACGGCGCCGGCCTCGCCCTTGGGCATGGAGCCGATCAGACGCGACAGCTTGTTGTTGCGCTTGAGGTGAGTGGCGAACAGACCTACGGCCTGCTGCATCATGTTTTTCTTGTCGCCATAGGCGGCATGCGAGTTCTGAGCGGTAGGCATGCTCGTGCTCTCCTTAGAGGTTGTTTAGCCAGGCTTCCATCTGCTCGCGGGACATGGAATCCATGTTCTGCAAGAGCTCGAAGCCTTCCATATGGGCCAGCGCTTCATCTCGACCCACTCCAGCCGAACGGCCACCGGCAATGTCGGTTAGGCTGTTCGGAACCGGCGCGGTCGCTTGTGCGGCGGCCTGCTGTGCTTTGGTTTTCACATCGGCCGCAGCCGATGCACCTGGTTGAGTTACACCTGTGGCCTGCTTGAAGGCGTCGAACAGTTCAATCACCTGCCCGGTGCTGCCCTGCTGGAGCACGGCGGCGTAGGCATCACGCGCGTAGGAGGGCTGCGAATTGATCCAGTCGGCCAACTCCCTGCTCTCGACAATGGAGTCGGCGTCCGGGTGCGCCTCGTAGATGGCGGCGTAGTGCTGATTGGTGAGCTCGCTCGCCTGCTTGGCCTGGATTGGCTCCAGCGCCTTGCTTACCCTCGCCTCCACCTGGCTTGCCACCAGCGTGGCGATACCCTTCGCCAGCGCCTCCTCGGAGAAGTCCCCGAAAATCCCCGGATCGACACCCTGGTCGATGGCCGCTTGCGCTGCCGCCACCTGGTTGTCGGTCTTGGTCGGTGCCTCGCCCGCCTCGGCACGCGCTTGAGCTTGAGATCGAAGGCTCTCCAGCTCGCGTTGTGCCGCTGCCGCTCGTTCCTCTGCCGCTTCACGCAGCGCGCGCTCGGATCTTGCCTGTTCGCGCGCCTCGGTCAGGCGGTCAAAAGGAATGGTGTGCTTGCCGTCCTTGGTCAGGACTACGGTGTTGTCGGCATTCAGCTCAGGCTCCTGGCCCTTCTGCTTGCCTTCGTCCGCAGCCTCACTGTTCGCGCTCTCGGCCTCTTTTCCACCATGCGCCTGGGCAGCCTCGGGCTGTGCTGCCTGCTCCGACAACAATGCGCCGGTATCGCCCTGTCCCAGCCCAAGGAGCTGGTCTAGTTGCTCGGGGGAAATCTCGCCGTCAAGCGACTCGATGAACTCGTTTTCCTGATCGGTATTCATGCCTGTCCCGCCACATATCGCCGTGGCCGCTATGGGTCATCAGCACGCGGATTGCTCCGCATATCGCCGCAGCGCACGGGTGCGCGTTGGCTTGGCAGCGAGTGTGAAAACGAGGGGGAGAAACACCTAGCCCTACAGGGGTGAACCACCTATAGGGCCAGGGCATTTCAGGATGGATTGCGGCTATTCCTTGTAACCCACCAGGCCGCGCGGATCGGCAACCTGGCGAAGCTCAACCGCTCCGAGCTTGACCACATGGTTGCCGGACGCCCCGCCGCCGGTAGACCCGACGCGAAGCTCTACCCGCCAGCGCAAGCTGGGAGATGCGTTGACCAATTGGATGGGCGGCGTCACCAGCATGCCGTTGAGCTGGCGCATCGGCAGCTTCACATAACCTGAGCCGGGGTCAAACGGCTCAAGGTCATAGGCGATCAGCCCGCCTATGCCGTTGTCCTTGAGGTACAGCGACACCCCTTGCCAGCCATTGGCTGGCCCAATCTCGCACTCACAGGACGCCTGCACCCACGCTCCAGCCGGCAATGTGTGCGGGGTGTCACTTGGGGAAGTCGCAAAGTAGAGAAGCGAATCGGTCGCGCCTGGTGTAATCGTCAGCACTTGCCAGTCGCCGCGCCCGTCGCTGCGTGCTTCCTTGCTGGCGACCATAGTTGCATCGCCGGTCGAGCGCATGGCTTGCCGGTTGGTAGCCACACTTCCGCTGACACCTGCCCCTACCGTGCCGCTTGTGCCAGTACAGAACGGATTGGGGAGCAGGTTGCCGCTCGGGTTGTGAGTGGCATCGAACAGGTCGTCGGCAGACCACACGCGCGGAAACGCTTCCGGAAGCAACTTGGCGGCGAAGTTGGCGAAGCCTTCGCCCACAGACACGCCGCCTGGGCACTGGAAGTGGATGAAGTCCGGAGAGAACCCAGCCTTCGGCTCACCGTTGGCATTCGTGAAGTCGACCCAGTAGGCGTTCCAGTCGAAGTAGTAGCAATCTGGCGTTGCCTTACAGAATTGGATGGTTTGGTTGTTGACCCATGCGGCCTTCTTGCGCTCTGCGCTGCCAGCAGCCCAGGAGCCTGTGCCGCGAGCCAGGATGGGCAACATGATCACGGAAATGCCTGCAGCCAGGTAGTAGCGCGCCAGTTCTACCCTGGCGGCGTGGATGGCCTCTTTGGCCAAGGGGGCCATGTCATTGGTGCCGGCATCAATAACGACCCAGCCGCAGTCAACAGCGCTTTTCAAGAACTGCTTGCGCGCCTCGATGAGCGCAATAGTCTGGCCTGACACGCCGGCATTGAGCCCACGGAAGAAGCGCGTTGCGCCCGGCGCCTGAGAGGGCTCCCAGCCAAGGTAGACCGCAGGGTCGTGCCAGATTTCGCAGGAGAAGCGGCCTTTGGCGAAATACCGCGCCCAGGACAGCCAGCCGCGATTCCAATGGCTGATTTTACTGGCGGTCGCGGCATCATTCTGCTGCACCAATGATGTACCTAGAACGCCGATGGTGGTAGCGGCGCCAGCAACGGGCGCGGCCTTGGGGTTGAGTAGTAGGCTCATTCGATTGAATACTCCGCGCCGCCAGTGGGAGTGAAGCGCACCGGGCCAAGCCCGAAGTTCATCAGGTGCGCACCGTCTGCAGCGAATGTGTCGGCAACTATCCAGTTGTCACCCACCCGCTTCTCTACCGCGAGCGACCCACCATTGGCGCGGATGATCAGCATGCGAACTTGATCGCCATTGGTGTACTGCTTCACGGCCTGCGTATTCAGCTTTCTATTCGACATTGGCATTCTCCTTGGCGGCCAGCCATGTGCCGCCTATCAGTCAGCGATCCATTGGTTTTCTTACGCTGTTCAGTCGGCGCGCTCGCCCATGCAGGCCGCGACCGCCTCAGACGAGAGCAGCGGCACATTTGCGGCATGCGCCAGCACAGTGGTGTCGTGCTCCAGCTCCAGCGGCACGCCATTGACCTTGATCACCGCGCCACGATTGAGGAACAAGCGCACACGCGGATCGCTCGTCGCGCAGGAGCCGCAGCCGGAGCAGGCTTTTGCCTCGGCGGCCTCAGTCTTGGCGGCCTGGCCCTGCTGGTAGGGCATCCACTCGGCGTAACCGGCATTGTCGCGCACGCTGTCGCCAGCCTGGAGCAGGGTCACGCTGCGCTTCTCGTGAGCGCCGCCGCCGTGGTCGGTGATGAGCAGATTGATCATGCGGTCGCTATGCACGAACACCACTTGCGCGGTGAACGGCTGATCGCTGCCTGGGTAGGCGAACATCCCGGCTTCAATGTCCTGGGTGCTCGGCCAGTACCAGAGAACGCGGCCAACGGTGGGCTTGATGATCGGCATGCGGTGACTCTCCTTTAGCTCTTGCGGTAGTAGCGCGAGCCGAACAGGCGCACGCCGATAAACATGGTCAGGCCGATGGCTCCGGCGAGCAGGCTCATAGCGCCGCTTCCGCCACTGCCGGCTACGCATGACAGCAGGCCAAGGTCGGCCTCGATGCGGCCGATCTGCGCGGCGTAGGCCGCGTCATGCGCCTGGCAGCAGGTCGCCCACCAGCCCTCTGGGAAGTGCGTGCAGTAGTCCATCTACTCAGCCTCCCGTGGGTGCGCGTCGATCTCGGCGCGGATTTGCTCGCGCCGCTCGATGCTCATGTCCTCCCGCTGAGCGAGCAGGGTCAGCGCCTGCTGGTACTCGGCCTGGGTAAATGGGCGGTGGTACTGGTGGCCGGCTGGCGTGCAGCCACGGCATGGCTCGCTCATACCGGAGCCCCCAGGTTGTCGGCCGGGGTTGCCGTCTCGATGCCCTGCTGCCCAGTGCCGGCCACGGCCGGGAACTGCGGGCTGGTGTTGGTTGGCGCTTCAATGCCTGCGTCACCTCCCACGGTCACGGCGCCCTCTCCCTGCACATACGGCGATGCGATGTTCATGGCGGCGGCCTGCTCGGGCACCGGGAAGTTCGGGTCTTGCCCGCCTGGTTGGTTCTGGAACCCGGCCGCCTGCATCATCTTGTCGGCGATGGGCGCGATCATCGGCATCTGCGCCACCTGCGCGCCGCCCTGCATGCTGGAGAACATCGCCTGAATCAGGGTCAGCACGGTCTTGGCGTCCATGCCGCGCATCTCGCTAGCCTGCCGCTCGGCTTTCAGGTCGAGCTCGCGCTGCTTGATGTCGTTGCCGGCGTCCTTGAGCGCCTGCTGAATCTGCTGCTCGATCTGCTCCGGGGTCTGCTGCTGATCCACGGCGCGGATCGCCTCGACCACATCGCGCTTGAACGGCACGTCCATGAGGCTGACCAAGAACGGCAGCACTGCGGCCTGGTACTGCTGCGGCATGGCCTTGACCGCCTCGCTCATCGCGTTGAGCTGCTGGCCACGGTAGGAGTTGGTGGACGGCACGTCTTCCAGCGCCACCTTGAGCCGGGTGCGCTGCAGGTCGTTCGACAGGTACGGATAGCCGCGCTCGTCCACCTCCGGCTTGTTGATCTGCACGGCGCGGTCAGCGGTGACGGCATCGCCCTCGATGATGATGGTGGCCGGCTCGCTACCCATATCCTCGACGATCATCGCCAACAGCAGCTCACCGATCAGCGACCTGGCGGCGCGGAAGTTGTCCATGATGTGGCCGAGCGACTGATTGCTCTGCTCCACCTGCGTCTGTTCCTGCAGGCCCGACCTTGCGGTTCCGGCCTTACCCATAAAGCCGCTGGTGATGCCGGACACGCGCTCAAAGGTGGCGCGGTTGTCGGCCAGCATCTGGTGGTGCTGATCGGTCAGGGTGTAGTCGCGTTTGACATCGAAGCGAGCTCCAGGCTGCGCCATGTGCTGGCGGTTGAGCACGATGTCGGCGTCAGGCCGCGCAATCTGGCGCCTGAGCTGGGCATCCGTCATATCGGTGGCGCCTTCGGTACGCTCGACGCGCACCACGTTCATGCCCCAGCGCAGCTTGCTGATACCGCTGTTGAGACTGTCCTGGGCGTACTTCATGCTGCGCACATAGCCGTAGGGCACGCCGGTCGCATCTTCGCGGAAGCCGAAGAACGGGACGTAGGGGAAGTGCCGGTGGGTGTACGGCGTCGGGCCGTCGAACAGGCGGTGCGGGCCGAGCCAGTATGAGCGCCGCACGCGGGCAATGGTGGCTTGCTGGGCCTTGGCTGCGCCGCTCGCCAGTGCCACCTGGTGGTGCAGGTTCTCCGGGTCGTACTCGACCACGCGGCCGTTCGGTGTCTTGATCACCAGCACGCTCATCCAGCGCCGATACCAGACTTCGGCCAGGCAGACTTCGCGGGTGGTCGGGTTGAACCATCGGTCTTCCTGCATCGTCCATGCGCGCGCTTCATCCCAGGCATTGTTCAAGCCGGTGCTTGCGCCTCCTTCACTGTACAGGCTGTCATCCATCCACCAGCCATTGCCGCCACGGCCGCATGCCTCGATCAGCGCCTTATGCTGCGGGAAAGTCTCGGCCACGCGCTCAGGCAGCAGCCAGCGCTGACGGCGGAGCCAGCGGCATTGCTCCCAGTCGTCGCCACACTTCATGTCCCAGTGCATTTCGTTGCGATGCACGGCGCTGACGCGATACGGGTAGCGGATCGGGTCAGGATCGCGGGCCACCTCTACCCAGCCGATGCCGCAGGCGATCTGCGGGCGGAATGCCTTACTGCATGCTCGATCGGCCTTGCTCTCGCGCTCGGCCTGGTTGAGCTTGAAATTCAGCGCGTCGGCCACGTCCTGGCCGCCAGGATCACCGTTAGGGGTGACGCGCCAGTCGGTGCGCGTGGTTGACTCATAGCCCTGCAGACTGAGCAGGGTTGGCCCGATCATGTCCTCCACTGCGGGCGGAATGCCCAGCTCGGCCTGCCGGCGCAGCAGGTCGGAGTCGAGCTGGTTGCCGTCGGCGTAGTCCATCTCCTTGTCGGCAATGGCGCGCCAGCGCGGCTGCAGCTCAATCTCGTCGTAGAGCTCCTGATACTCGCGCAGCGATAGGGCCAGGTCATCGGTGGTCTGGTTCATGGTTGGTGTCCTCACAGGCGCCAGTCAGGCGCCTCGGCTTCTACATAGGTGGATGGCCTGGTGGTGGCGGTGTGCAGCATCCCCAGCTCCTTGGCTTGCGCCCACTGGCGGAAGGCGTCGGCGCCTTCGCTGCAGCCGTTGCTCTTGTCCGGCTGGTCGGTGTAGCGGTTGTCCGCGCGGCTGAAACGCTTGCGGTAGCCCTCCAGGCGCTGAATGCCCTTGGCGCAGCCGGTTTCGTCGATCCAGGCGGCCTTCATGTGCTTGCGCACCTGGCTGACGCCCGTGACCAGCTCAGTGATCAGCGGCACGATGGCGAATCGCTCGCCCGGCATCAGGTCTTGCAGCATCTCCATCGTGCTGCGGTTGTAGTCCGAGAGGCGCTTGTGGTTGGCGTCGTGCGGCAGGTAGTGAGTGCCGAACACATAGCCTTTCTCGCGCAGCTCGCGGACGTAGTGGCGCAGGTCTTCACCGTGCGCCTCGTAGTAGCTGATGAAGCGATCCTCGCCGCGCAGCTCTTGGTGGAACCAGATCGCGCAGCCGTCGCTGTTGCCGATGTCCCAGAAGGTGTTGACCGGCATATCCAGCTCCGGCACGCGGCACACGCCGCCGCGCTTGCGCAGGGCCAGCATGTCCTTGGCGTACCAGTTGCCGACGGTGCTGACCTGGAAGGCTTCGGATGGGAAGGACGGGTACTCCTGCCACATTTTTTCTTCGGCGCCGGAGAAGTCGGCGCGCTTCGTGGCGACGTACCAGGCGCGCTGATCCGGGTCGATGGTGATGCGCTCGCCCATGTCGCGCAGGACGGTGGTCTCAACCAGGTCGAAGTATTCGTGTTCTTCCTGGGTAATCTCGACCGTGGACGCATCCATGCGGTACTTCGGCTCTTGCCACCAGGCGTAGAAGTGCATGCGGTAGTCGCGCGGGGTGAGCTTCTTGCGGCTGGCATGGTTGGCCTCGGCAATGCTGACCATCTTGAAGAACTCGCCTTCGCGTCCTTCCGCCGTGCTCTCGATCACCAGAATGCCGTTGGTGGGCACGGCCGGGATGGAGCCGGTGACGACCTCCTGCGCCTTGTCAGGGTATTTGGCGCAGATTTTCCCGAACTCGGAAACGTGCAGGCGGTGGATCGTGCCAGAGCGCATCGACGTGGCCACGCGGACGCTGCTGTTGTTGTGCGCAAATAACAGCTCGGTCGCCGAGTCGCGCGCCAGCGGGAAGCGCTCGCGGATTTCGTCGGGCAGGTTGGCATAGGCGAACTTAACCTTGTCGCGGAAGATCGCTTCGGCCGCCTCTCGATCCTGGGCGATGATGCCGCAGCGCTGGTCGCCATTGAACAGCGCATGATCCAGCCACATGATCGCAACCAGGGTGGTGAAGCCGATCTGTCGCGCCTTGAGAATCAGGTTGCGGTGCCAGAGCCTGCGGATAAAGCGCCTCTGCGCGCGGTTGGGCTTGAACGGCAGGACAAAGCTGTCGCCTTCCTCGATGCTGCCGTCGGCGCCGATCTTGTCGTCACCCTTGATCATGATCTTGTACAGGCAGCCGCTGAACAGTCGCCACTCAGGGTCGGCCAGGCAGCGCGCAAGCTCGGCCGCATCCGTGGGCAGCGGCAGCAATGCTTGGTCTTGGACGATCATTCGTCGTCGCCCTTGGCGTGGTCGGGGTCGTCCGCCACCGGCACGAAGGCGTTACCGCTGGTCTTGGCGATACCGTGCAGCAGCGACGTGAGCGCATCCACCGGCGCGTTGTCCTTGTCGTCCAGGCCGAAGGCTTGGCGCTCCAGGGCAACCAGCACGCGCAGCGACTCGCCCAAGTCCTTCATGGTCTTGGCGCGGCCAGGCAGGCTGATGATCTTGTGGTACAGGTCGTTGAGCTTGTCCTGGCCCTTGTCGTCATCGTTGCGCAGTAGTTCGCCCATCTGCTCCAGCAGGTAGACGTTCTCGGCGCCGGTCTGGTACTCCAGCTCTTCCAGCAGGCGCATGGTGATGCCGCGCGTGCGCTGAATGTCCTTGCGGTGCGCCAGCTTCACGGCAGCGACAGCCTGGGCGTTGGCCTCGATGGTTTCGCGCTCGGAAACAGCGCTTACCGTGTTAACACCCGTGTTAACCGTGGCCTTGTTAACCAGCTCGTCGGCCTTGGCCTGAATCTTCGCGGCCAGGTCGCGCACCCATCCTTCCTTCTTGGCGCGCTTGCTGATGGTGACGTGGCTGACGCCTGATCCATCGGCAATCTCGCGCAGACTCTTAACGCCGGCACGGTAGTCCAGCTCGATGCGCTCCCAGTCGGGCGCGGGCGTACCTGCCGCCTTGCTGGTGGGCTTGGAGGGTGTCAGGGTGCTTGGAGCGGCGCCGGGCGCCTTGTCGTCTGTGCTGGCCATAGGCGGCCAGTCTTGGGAGGCAGGGCCGGGTTATCCAGCCCTATAGGGGTGGCGTTGCGCGCGGGATTGTGAGGGCTGTTACTCGTCTATCGCCTGGCTCACCTGCGGTTGCAGTTTCTGCCACGCGCGGTAGTAGACGTTCAGGTCGCTGTGTGGCTCGCCCATGCCTTGCGCCAGCATGATGCTGACCGCGACCAGCTCGCTGCTGGTCAGGTCATCGGGGCTCTCGCCGTCAGGGACTTCGATCAGTCTCCAGGCCATGATGTGGCGCCTCCTGGCGCTATGTGGTGGTGTGCGGCTACTGCGCGCTCACGGCCAGTACAGGATCGCACTACTCGGCGATGAACTCCACGAGCATGACTTCGATGCTGCTCGGGCCTATCTGTACTGTGCGCTCGGCAGTGACCGACTCAGTAGCGCCGTGACCAGGGAACTGCGCGGCATTCAGCGCCAGGCTGTTGGCGACGTAGCCGGCCAGTGCGCCGGTGGCGCCGGGGTCATAGGCGTCCAGGCGCATGGCGGCGCAGAGCATGCCGCCTTCAACCTCAACAGCGACTGTCAGGATCAGCTCGCCCTCTTCTGCGGTGACTTGGTAGTGGGTCTGGCTCTGTATCTGCATTTCGCCCTCCTGGGCATGGGTTGTTTGTGTCACGCTCGGCCGTCACGCGCTCGCGGGATCGACCAGGCTGCTCAGGTGCGCGATGTGGCGGCGCATTTCCTTGAGCTGCATTGCGAGCTCTTTGTTGGCGTGGGCGGCCTGGTGGCCCATTTCGATGGCGACAAACTGCTGCGCGGCGCCGGCCATTGCCTCGCCCACCATGCGCGCCTCGCGCGGCGAGAGGATCAGCACCTGCTCGCCAATCTCCAGCACGCTGGTGCCGTCAGGGAGCAGGGATCTGCTGACGTGGCGGGCGGGCTTGTGCTGCTCGGCCGGGACGTATACGCCGCGCTGCACCCGCACGATGCGGCCGTTGTTCTCCAGATACGCCAGGCGGTCGTCGATCTGCGTCTTGGTCATGTCGGCCAGCCCAGCATTGGCCGCCAGCGTCTCGCGCGTGACGATCTGCTCCTGGGTGTGCATGTCCTGTATAGCCTCCAGCAGAATGTCAGCGCTCGATTTGTCCTGATTGATCGGCCTTTTCATGCTTACTCCCCCCTGGCTCGCTGTAGTTTTCGTGTCATTGCTCGGTACTGCGCCTTGATCTGTTTCAGATCGTCGATGCTGTAGTGCTTCGGCTCGTGCGGGCCTTCCAGCCAGGCCACCGCCTCGGCGCCGATCCTGGCAATCAGGCCGATGCGGTACTCGATCAGGTTGCCGGACTTACCCATGTTGCAGTTCCGATTGCACTGCAGATGCACGTTCAGCGGCTCGAAGCGCAGTTCTGGGCATGCCTGGGTGGTTCGGTAATGCCCGGCCGCGTACTGCACGTTCGCGGTAGTCCCGCAACTGATACACGGCTGGCCGTAGTCGCGCTCGCGCACCCAGCTGTTGAAGGCAGCCTGGGCCTCCTTCATGTGCTCCGCACGGCCCTTGAGTTTTTCCTTGCGGGCCTTGATGGCTTTGCGCTCAATCTTGGCCAGGGCGGTGCGCTCCTTCTTCTGCTTGTCGCGGGCGATAGTCACGCCACACTCAGGGCTGCACCACGACTGGAAAGGCTGCGCCGGTACGAACGGTTTGCGGCAGGCGCGCACGGCGCACTTCTTCGACTTACCGCTCAGGGCTTTCAGGGGCTTACGGGTGGCCAGGGTCATGCTCTCGCCCTCTCGTCCGCGTCGATCAGCTTGGCCACCTGCAGGCGGTCGGGCGTGTAGAGGCTCGGCGCCTTACCGCCTGGGCGCGTGATCCCGTAGGTAACTTCTGGCGTGCGGAACTCGGCCACCGTGTAGCCGGCGCTGGTTTCCCAGCAGCCTGGCTTGATGTTGCCATCGGCGTCGCGCTTTGGGCGCCACTTGATTGCCTGAGTCATGTGCGGCCACCTTTAGCGGCCTGGGCCTGCAGGCAGCGCAACCGCTGTTTGCGTGCCAGCTTGCGCAGTGCACGCTCCTGGCATTTGCCGGGATCGGGCAGGCCGCGGTTCAAGTCGTAGCTCGTCTCGAAGGCACGGCGACGTGTTGGCAGGATCGCCGGCGCATGGCTGACACCCAGCACCGCGGCCAGTGCAACCGCTTTCAAGATGCAGAACAGAAAATTGCTCACGCTGCCACCTCCCACTGCTCGGGCATTGCGCCTTTGGGTTCGCCCCACTTGACGCCCTGGTCGGCGCCGAACGCATACATGAACTCGATCAGCTCCCCCAGTTCGGCCACGCTCATGCGCTTGGTGCTCACGCCGAGCAGGACAAAGCCGCCGTTGATCCCGGCCGCCATGCGCACTTCCTGGCGCACGGTGGCGGTCATGATGTTTTTCCAGTCCTCGGCGTCGAGGTGTTGCATCACCCCGTTGACTGCCCACGGCACTTGCCGGGCGATGTCGCCCAACATGGCCCACAGCTTGGCGTTCTGCTCCAGGGTGCGGCGGGACTTCACCGGGCGGACGATGACCTCGACGGCGTGCTCGACGGCCAGCTCAGTGGCGAACAGGTAGGCCAGCTTGAACACGTCGCGCACGCGATTTACGCCAGGGCTGAACCAGTGGCGCGCCTTCGGGGATTGAATGACGCTACCCATTGATCAGCACCCCGCCGCGAACAATCTTCTTTTGCCCCTCGCGGCTCAGGCGCACGCCATCGGCTTTTCGCTCCAGCACCCAGCCGTTGATGAGCATCCAATCGACATCAAGGCGCATCTGCGGGTACAGGCGCTGGCCGTTCTTGGTCTGGTCTGGGGTGTATTCGATTGCGGGGAGGTCAGTCATGGCCGCTCCCCTTCTACTGGAGTCATCCAGTCGGACTTATGCTCGAGCAGGGTAAGCTCCCAACCTGGCGCTATCTCGCACATGCCGAATTCGCCGTACTGGCCGGAAAAGTAATGCGCCTCGTACAGATACAAGCCTTCGCCATGCTCGAATTCTTGTTCCTCCCTGAGGCTCTTTTCGATCTCTTCGAGAGCAGCCAGCGATATGCGACCGTTGATTGCGCAGACGAATGGTTCTTCGCCGCCTTCTAAACGCAGCACTTCGATAACCACACCGCTTTTGTTAAATAGCTCGCCGGACATCACTCCACCTCCGCATTCGGCCAGATCGAGCGAGCCACGGTCAGCGGATCGTCAGCGTCATCCATCAGGATCATCGAGAACGGCACCCGCCCTGGCAGCAGCACCTTCCAGCAGCGCTTGCTCATGCCTGCCCTCCGTGCAATGCAGCGCGCAACCCGGCCAGGCCACGTCGCCCACCTTCCTCGGTGCGGCAAGAGCTGACCGACTCAGGGTCAGGCAGGCCAAGCGGGATCGTGCGCAGCGGCTCGCCATCCATCACCATGCGGCACGCGGCGGCGTAGTTGCGGGCGAACAGCTTGCGGCTTGCGTCTTCCTTGAGCGTGCTCAGGGTGTGAAAGCCGGTTTCGAGCGCAGCGTGGCACACCGCCGGATGGCTCCATGGCTTATCGAGCGCAGGCCCAGCACGGTAGGCGCGACGGCACGCCTCGCGGTAAGCCTTGTCCTCGGTCGGCAGGCCAAAGTCTTCGGGGTCGAGCTCTAGGCACAGGGCGCGGAACTGGCCAGCAGCAGGCGGCCACTCCTGCAGCTGCTTGTCCTGGGTCGTCGCCAGGGCGTTGAGGCCGACAGCGATCTGCTCGCCGGTCATGCCCCCGAGCGTTGCTGCCCAGGCATGGCTCTGATCAACCGACACACCGAAACTCCCCGTCCATTTCTTCCCATAAAGTTCCGCCATCTTGATCCACAGCTTGTCCAGCAGCGGCTGAGCGAGCTTCGCGCTCGGCGATGGCTTGCTTGACGGCATCGACGGCTGAGAGAGGGCGGACTGAATCAGATCGCGTGCTGCTTGCATGAGTTACCTCGTCTTCCCAGCGGCGCTGGTTGAGCCAGGTGGTCGGGTGCGGGATGTATTGGCCACCGTCGCGCTGCCAGTCGGCGGTGAGCTTGTGTGCGGCAATGGCGGACAGGATGGCGGCCTGCAGATCGGCGCTCGGCTTGAGCTTTGCCCATGCCTTCTCGGCGGTGGCCTTGGCCTTTTTCAGCGGATAGGCAGACCAGAACTCAGCAAACCCGCCTGCCGAAGGGGGCAAGGGGTTGTTATCTACTGGTTCTTGGTTAGTGGTTAGTGGTTCTTGGTTAGGTGCTCGTTCGTGCTCGCCTGGTGTACGTTTCGTGCCTGCTTGAGCACGTTTCGTGCGTTTGGCTTCTTCGCGCTGTTCAGCAATTTCCTTATTTTTCTGAGACTTGGCGTGATACGCCGCAATCTCGTCCTGAATGCGCTCTTGAACGAAAACACCATCAACCTGAGTGAAGAATTTGCTCAGAACGAAGCGAACAGCGGCCTCTTCTTCCTCGGTTCGCGCCCAGCACCAGTCGATTGCTTCGGCTTCCGTGGGGAAGCGTTCACGGTCGTAGCACGCATCGAGCAAGAGCGTGTACGCACCGTGCTCCAGCATGGTCAGGCGACCAGCCTTCTTGTGGTAATCGCCGATGTTGCGTTTGAAGTAGTGCATGGCTACGCCACCACTCCGACAGACGCCGAATCGTTCGCCGCAAGGCGGTACTCGGCCACCCGCACGCGCTTGCCGTGGCGGTTTTCCACCCACAGCCAATGCGTCTCGATGTTCATGCCAGCCTGACGCAACTCGTCGATACGCGAGGCCAGACGGGCGCAGCCAAAGTGATTGAGCGCCTGCAGGGCGGTCAGCGTGCCGCCGCGCTCAAGGAAGGTGCGAATAGCGGCGCGCTGGGAATTGCTGGTCTTGCTGTTCGGATTGTCGTTCGACATAATTCCCCCGTGATGTGAGAAAGCCCGGCCGCCTCCCAAGCTGTTCCGGGCTTTTTTTTGCCTGCGATTACTCTTCCCACTCCAGTACCTGGTCCTGTACCGGGTACTTCAAACCAAGCTGCGCCAGGGCTCGCAGGTGCTCGACATACACCGGGTCGAAGCACTGCACAGATTCCGGCACCACCTTGAGCCCCAGGTGGGCAAGCATCTCCGCCGTTTTCGCCAGATCACCGCTCGACTTTTGCCGGCTGATCTGGCTTTCACTCACGCCCATCAGGTCGGCCAGGTGGGTCTGGCCGAAACCTGCAAGGGCTTTCAGGATGGCGGCTTCGTTCTTGCGTGCGCGGTCGGGCTTGTTCATCTGTAATGACCTCAAGCAGCAGCGAGTTCAGGCCAAATGCGGCTCCAGTCGTCAGGCCGCAACTCCTGACGAGTGACAGCGCCGCCTGTTTCGCGCTCGATTCCAGCCGCAACCTCGGCAGATGCTGTTTTGTTGCCGTAGGCGATCTGGCGCAAGTAGCCACGGGTCGTTCCCGTCTTGGAAACTTGTTCATCCGAGGCGTTTTTTAGCCACCCCAGGAGGGTTGTGTGCTTGGTTTTCATGGAGGCACTCCTATGCAATGCACGGAATGATTACCCATCGGTAATGCTTTGGCAAGCAATCCATTACCCGCAGAACATTTACCTACAAGTAACAAGTCGGGAAGATGTGCGAATGGATATCTACGAAGCCCGCCGAACGAACCTACGCCGCCTGATGGACGCCACCTATGGCATTAACGCCAGGGGCGCCCAAACCAGAATGGCTGAGCGCCTGAACAAATCTCAGAACTATCTGTCGCGCTGCCTTGCCGATCCGCAAGCCAGCGGCTTCAAGAAGATAGGCGAGCAATTTGCGCGGGAGATAGAAGCCGAGTTCGGGCTTAGGCGGCATTCGCTGGACTTTGACTCGTTCATCGAACAGCAGGACCGATTGCCAACCAACCAATTTACGACTGGCGAGGGCTCGTGCAGAAATGCTGAAGCCTTTGATGTAGGGATCGACACAGGCGCACAAATAACCTCGGTTCCCCTCCCCTTCGATCAAGGCAGGGTGCCGGTAGTAGGAAAGGCAATGCTCGGCATGGATGGATACTTTGAGGCGCTGGATTATCCAGTTGGTCATGGCGATGGATACCTCGCGGTTCCGAGTCGCGACCCTAACGCTTATGCGCTTCGCGTGGTGGGGAACTCTATGACGCCAAGGATCAAGAACGGTGAGTTCGTCTTGATTGAGCCTGGTCAGACGTTCGCTAACGGCGACGACGTGCTGGTCAGGACGCGCGACGGGCGATCCATGATCAAGGAGTTCGTCTACCTGCGTGACGGCCAATATCGCTTTGACAGCTACGGAAATGGGTACGAGCCAATCTACCTGGATGAAGGCCAGGTAGAGCAAATTCACTTCGTCGGCGGCATCTTTAAGTCGTACCGGTTCTCACCTGAGTAAGCGCTGATCAAGGATGCTCAAGATGCTCAGAAATATCTTTGCTGTCGCTCTGTTCCCGGCCGTCGCTATGGCTGACCCAGGCCTTGAGTTATTGCGTGAGGTGCTCGCCACCGGCAGAGTTTGCTCGTTCGCAAAGGGCGTAACAGACCGCCAAGAGTGCTATGTGAAAGCATCGCCTGCACGATGCGAGCGCGAGGCTCGCGCAGGGATAATGGGCAACCCCGTGCTTTTTGCGCAGTTTCGCGCCTGCATAATTTCCTGCGGAAATGCCGGGGTATGGTCATCATCAGTAGGAGAATGCAGCAGGAGCCTTGTGATTGAGGACGCGCCGCAACGAGCGGAAAGACTCACCGCTCTGCGTTGCGATAATGAATCATGGGAATCGGGCTGGGTCAGCGCTGATTGCCTAGAGGCCGCCGAAGGCCGATAACACCCTAAGCCAAACAAACCCGCCACCGAGCGGGTTTTTTTTGTGCCCCCAGAAAAAACATTACCCACAGGTATTGACTGAAATCATTACCTGCCGGTAATGTGCGCACAACACAAGGCAGCGATGCCCCGGCCAAGGCCGAAACGCTCTTTAACAACCTCGAACCTTCCGCAGTCCCGACAGCCTCGGCTGAGCGACGGAAGCAAAACACGACTGCTATTGCCGGCGAACCGGCCCACGCATGGCTCTGGTCACCATGCCGACTCGACCTGTTGACCCCTGGAATCAGCAGCCCACCGAGGCGCACCCACCCGCTCCCTGCCGGATGCCTGAGACGAAGGCGCACCACCAGCACAGCGGCCAAGTGAAGCAATGCCCGGCCTGATGGCGAGTAATCAGGCACCGACAGCCAGACGAGACAGCCGCGCAAGAGGCCAGTAGCTGAGCGCGGCGAGGAAATACGACACACGCCGGGGCTTAGGCTCCGGCTGTATCGGTGGGTGATCTGAACAGCCAGCAACCTATAAGGCGCTGGAAAACAGCCAAAACGCGAGGGTTTGCGGCCTCGGGAAGACAGCAAGTCCGAATGCCCAGGCGGTGAGTAATCACGGGGATCGGCTAGTGGGGCGCAGCTCAGTGGCGCCAAGCGGGGTTTGCCTTCCGCACAGATCACCCAACCCATACAGCCACCAGCACCACAACGAACAGCCAGGAGGGAATCGCCATGGCCCAATTCAACATCGACGCACACCTGAGTGACGGCAAGAGCCTGCAGTGGCTGGCCCTGCCGGACATCGGCGAACACCCGCTGGATGTTGAGGCGCAGGTGCGCCAGGCCGCCATGCAGAAGTTTGGCCAGGCGGCGTACTTCAACCACTGGACGCGCACGGTGGCCAGCAACGGCTACATCACGGTGCGCATGCACACCTAACACCCCGCCCTCTCGCGGGACGCCGGTAGCCCGGCAAACGAGAGGCGGTCGAGGCACGCTGGCCGATAGAGCGATGCGCGGAGTTCCTGTCCTACCAGGTGGCCGCGCTAGCAAGCGACCAGGCTGGCGCGCTAACGCCGCATGCCGACCTGCACGGCGCCGAATGCAGGCCGTCCACCCGCGAGGGCGGATCGGAGAGTGCAGATAGACGCCGGCAACGCGGGGCAGGGTCGCAACCCCCTGCAGTCGGCGAGACAGGCTCCAACGTGGAGTTCTGCATTCCCCGATGCGCCCCCCGCATCAGCTCCTTCTCAGCATTTATCCCGCACACGCCGGGGCTTTTTCGCCCGCAGCACGCGGGGCATCACTCAAGAGGAAAGGGCATGGCAGACAAACTCTACCCTTGCAGTCGCTGTGACGGAGAAGGCCGGGTATGGCTTTTCGCTCACGTTTTTGCTGGCGTCTGTTTCCAGTGTGGCGGTTCCGGCAAGCAAAAAACCAAACCGCGCCCCAAGGCTGTCAAGTGGGCCGTCTTCGGTCACTGCCGCAACACCGGGAAGGTCGGACGCCTTTATAACGTCAGCGCGCCGACTCAGGCCGCCGCGATCAACAAGGCCCGCGAGATTTACGAGCGCTCCAGCACCGCCTGGCGAGACGAGTGGAGTATGGCAAACGCCTTCGCTCAGACCTGGGCCGAGCTTCAGGAAGCCGGGACGCTGGAAACCGCCGGAATCGAGTAGCCACCCGCCCCGGCTAGCTGGGGCACTCCCCAACCATCCCCATACGAAGCACTCCGGCGCCGACTTTGCGGAAAGTCTGCGGCTGTCGGGGTTCTCCCTATGGCGATACAGAGGATCACGACTATGAGTCTTGCACTACGCAATACCCGAGCCTTCGCCGCTGGCCAAGCCGCTTGGGATAACGCCCTGCCGCCGGAAGATGACGGGCGCGAGGACTATATCGAGCAGCAGGCGGGCTATCTGCTCAACGGCTGGGATGCCGATCAAGTCAGCTTCCTGCCCTACCGGGGCATGACCGACTTCGCCAGCCGCGCCGACGAGCTGATTGCCGACAAGGACAACGGGCATCTGGTGGCGCAGATCGTCGTCGCCCTGCTGGCCCGCGATACCGACAAGGCCATTGAGCTGGCCACCCACTTCGACGACGACCTCACCAAGCTGGCCAAGGAAATCGTGACGACCCAACTGGAGAACAGAGCATGAGCACTGTAACCGCCAAGCAAGAGCTGTACCTGCACGTTAAAGCCGATGGCAGCCGCGTGCTGCGTGATTGCGACATGAGCGCCCATGCGGATCACTTCGGCGTCAGCATCGGCAAGGTGGCCTGCACGATCACCTATGAGGACATCCACGACGTTGACCCTCGCGCCGCGCTGATTGGCAAGCTGGAAGAGCAGATCACCGAGACGCGCGCCAAGTGCGAGCGCGAGGTGAATCACCTGCTCGACCAGATCAGCAAGCTGCAGTGCCTGGAGTACCACCCTCATGCCGAGGGGTAGCGGCTCCGAGAAGCGGTCGCACGCACTCGCCAAACGCTGCGTGCGACTGCGCAGCGACGGCCTTTCGCTGCAAGCCATCGCCGATCTGGTCGGCATTCACAAGGATCATGTGCCCGCCCGCATCAAGCTCGGCGAGCGCCTGCTGTCACTGGAGACAGACGCATGAGCAATTCCAAGCCCCAAGAGTTCGCCGGCAAGACCATTGCCGAAGCCCGCGCCCTGGCCGCCCGTTACGGCTACACCGCCGGCGGCTACCTGACCATATGCGGCTCGCTGTGCGTGATCCGATTCATGGACGCGCCGGCCTCCCCGCTCGGCCTGCCGCTGGAAAACGGCTGGTAGGCACCGAAAACCGCTGAATCAACGCCAGCGGCCCCGGCATGGAAACGGGGCGGATCGCCCACGTCACGGGCCACCCCATCACCCCAACCATGCTGCGCCAGGCGCGGCAGGAGAGAGTCATGTCTAACACAGCCGCAGTAACCACCATCGAGGAAATCAGCGCCGAGCGCGCCCCGGCGATCTACGGCCACAACACCCTGGACGCCTTTGTCAGCGCCGCCCGTGAGGCGGTCAGCGGCGAAGTGCCCGACACCACTAGCCGCAAAGGCCGCGAGCGCATCGCCTCGCTGGCCGCCCAGGTCAGCCGCTCCAAGACGGCGGTAGAGAAGCCGGGCCGCGAGTACCTGAAACGCATCAAGGAGCTGCCCAAGGCTATCGAGGCCGAGCTGCGCGAGTTCGTGCAGCAGATGGACGCCCTGCGCGATGAGGTGCGCGCGCCGCTGGATGCCTGGGAGGCCGAGCAGGCCCGCATCCAGCGCGAGCTGGAAGAGCGCGAAGCCAGCATCGAGGCCGCCATAAAGCGCCTGCACCTGGCCTGCGTGACCAAGCCCGAGGACAACAGCGAAACGCTGACCCGTTACCTGCAGGCGCTGGAAGGCGAATATCGCGCCGCCGACTACGGCAACCGCGCCGATGAGGCCCAGGTGGTCTATCAGGCCAGCCGCGAATCGCTGCAGACCGCCCTGGCCCGCCAGCAGCAGTACGAGGCCGAGCAGGCTGAACTGGCCGAGCTGCGCCGCAAGCAGGCCGAAACCGAGCAGCGCGAGCGTGAGCGTGAGATTGCCGAGCAGGCCGCCCAGCAGGCCCGCCAGGAGGCCGAGCAGCGCGCCGAGGACGAGCGCATTGCAGCGGCCAACAAGGTGCGCGAGGCCGAAGAAGCCGCCAGGCGCGCAGAAGACGAGCGCCTGCGCCAGCAGGAAGAAAACGCCCGCCAACTCCGCGAAGCGGAAGAGCGCGCCGAGCGTGCGGCCGAGATAGCCCGCCAGGAGCAAGCAGCCGAGCGGCAGCGTATCGCCGACGAGGAGGCGCGCCGCAAAGCCAACAACGAGCACCGCCTGCGCATCCTGACCGCCGCCAAGGTGGCGATCATGGACACCGGCATCACCGAGGATCAGGCCCGCGCCGTGGTGCGCCTGATCGCCCAGGGCAAGGTGCCGAACGTCACCGTCTCTTACTGAGGGCCACGCCATGAGCCAAGCAAATCTCGCCATCGTCGAAAAGGACGTTTACGGCTGCCGCGATGCCTTCGCGCAAGTCCTGGCCGACCCGGCGATCAACTTCGAGCGCGAGGCCGTGTTTGCCATGCAGGTTCTGTCGCGCAACGACTACACCCTCAAGGTCGCGGCCAACAACCGGCAGTCTGTGGCCGACGCCATTACCAACGTCGCCTCTATCGGCATCAGCCTGAACCCTGCGCGCAAGCAGGCGTATCTGGTGCCGCGCGACGGGAAAATCTGCCTCGACATTAGCTACATGGGGCTGATGGACTTGGCGATGGCCACCGGCTCGATCCTGTGGGCCAAGGCTGATCTGGTGTATGAGGCCGACCAGTTCGAGCTCAACGGCTTTGACCGCCCGCCGACGCACGGCTTCAAGCCGTTCGCCAAGGATCGCGGCGCCATCGTCGGCGTGTATGTGGTGGTCAAGACCGCCGACGGCGATTACCTCACCGAGGCGATGAGTCTCGACGACGTGTACGCCATCCGCGACCGTTCAAGCGCCTGGAAGGCTTGGATCAAGGACAATAAGTCCTGCCCTTGGGTGACTGACGAGGGCGAGATGATCAAGAAAACCTGCGTGAAGCGCGCCTACAAATACTGGCCGAAAACGGATCGGCTGGAGCGCGCGATTCACTACCTCAACACCGATGGCGGCCAGGGTATCGACCTGCACAACCAGCAGAGCGCACCGAACCCCGCTGTCGGCGACATTTGGGTCGCCAAGGCCCAGGCCGCCGTCACGGCGGAAGAGCTCACCGCTGTCTGGACGCAAGGGGTTGCCGCCCTGCGCGCCGCCAAGGACATGCCCGGTTATGAACGCCTCAAGGCTGCCGTGGCGGCACAGGGCGAAATTCTCAAGCGTGAACCACTCGAAGGAGAGTGCCAATGAAACTGATCGAATGCGAACAGGGCAGCGCTGAATGGCACGCTGCCCGCGCCGGCTGCATCACTGCCTCGATGTTCGAGACGGCGCGCAGCCAGGTTGGCGGCCTGACCAGCCAGCAGAAAATCTACGTCGATGCGATCCGCCTCGGCGGGCACAGCGAGAAGAAGGCGATGGAGCTCGCCGGCTACAAGGCTGCGCCCAAGTCCGAAACCGTCGCCCGCGCCCTGGACGGCGAGAAGGTCGGCGAGCCCAGCGAGGCGGCCAAGAATTACGCCTTCAACCTGGCAGTTGAGCGCATCAGCGGCCAGCCGCTCGATGGTGGGTTTGAAACCTGGCAGATGAAGCGCGGGCATGAGCTGGAGCCCGAAGCCCGGATGGAGCACGAAATTCAGACCGGCCTGGTGGTCATGCGCGCCGGCTTCGTCACCACCGACGACGGCTGTTTCGGTGCCAGCGCCGACGGCTTGATCGGCGAGGATGGCGGCAGCGAATACAAGTGCTTCCTGGCCCCGGAAAAGCTACGCGCCTTCCACATCGACAACGACGCCTCCGGCATCTTCGATCAGGTGCAGGGCTGCATGTGGATCACCGGCCGCAAGTTTTGGCACATCGGGCTGTACTGTCCCGCCCTGGCGGCAGTCGGCCGCCAGCTCTGGTGGCAGGAGTTCAAGCGCGACGAGGCGTTCATCGAGCAGCTGGAGCAAGACCTGTGGGGCTTCAAGCTGCTGGTCGACGAGTACGAAACCGCACTCAGGAAGAAGGCCGCATGAGAACCCACATCGTCGCCACCTACCGCCACCGCGTTGCGCGTGTGGCAGTGACCGAGATTACCCACTTCGTCAGCGGCGACAAGTACGTCACCGCCCACTATCCGGGCGGCGAGCTGGTCATCGAGGACAAGATGAAGGATCTCGAACTGGAGTTCCCCGACTTCATCCGCACGCACCGCTTCGCCCTGGCCCGCCGCTCGCTGATCCGCGAGTACACCAGCCTCGACCGTAAGACCGGCGAGGTTCGCCTGCACGGGGTTAGCGCCCCGCTGCCGGTGAGCCTGTCGCGCATCAGTGCCGTGAAGGCGCTGTTTGCCGAGGCGTAGACGGCCTACCCCAACTCACCCAGGGCGCTTCAAGCGCCCTTTTCTTTGCCCGGACTTTCCCATGCACGACAACAAGTACGACCGCATCAACACCCTGGCCAGCAAAGAGGCCGACCGCAACAGCGTGGCGGATCGCGTCGCCGCCTTCCTCGCCGCCGGCGGCAAGGTTCAGCCAGTCGACCACACCGCCAACCAATGCAACCGGCCCGGCTACGGCCGCAAGCTCTCGGCGCTCACCATCAGCCGCAAGAGGCTGACCGCATGAGCGCCGGATTTCAGACCACCGAGGAACTGCAGACTCAGCTGCGCGCCGATCAGGACAGCCTGAACCGGCTGCAGAAAGCCGAGCCGGGCTGGCGCATCGCCGACCGCCCGCGCGGGCTGAGCAACATCCACCGTCTGCGCAACCGTATCGCCGTAACAGAAGCCGAATTGAACATGGCCACTGGCCGTAGGGGGAAAGCATGAAGCTGATTAAGAACGCTCTGATCTACCGCGCCAGCCTGCCGGATGCCGCCGCCCTGGCGGAACACCTGGCAGAGAAACCCTTTGTTCCGGTGCCGGAGTCGCACGCTTCGTCGTCCGGCTTTATCCCGCACCCCACCACTGAGAAGCTGGTGAGCCCCTTCCCTGGCGGCTTCGCCTTCCGCCTGCGCCGCGACTTCAAGCCTGTCTCGAAGAGCGCTGTTCGCCTGGCCCTGGCCGAAACCGTGGCCGCCCAGCAGGCCGACATGGGCCGCGAGCTGACCAAGGAAGAAGTCGAGACGCTGCACGCCGAGATTTTCGAGGAAGCGCTGAAAACCACTCTCCCAGAGCGCGCCGAGGTCGATGCCTTCTACCACATCGAAAGCCGCACGCTCATTCTCGCCACCACCAACAAGGACATGGCCAACGCCATGCTCTACCAGTTGATCGAAGCCTGCGGCGCGGTGGAAACCAGCACCATCCACGTCAGCGACGTGAAAGGTGGGCTGACGACACGCCTGACCCAATACTTCGTCAACGATGACCGCGAGGCTTTCACCGGGTTTAGCCTGGGCGATTCCGTGGTGATGAAGGGCAAGCACGGCCGCGCCAGCTTCGACCTGGACAACCTGGACAATGCCCGTCGCGGCGTCGTCGAAGCCCTGGACGGCGAAATGCAGGCCGAGCGCCTGGAGCTGTGTCACGCAGACGCCGTGACCTTCAAGCTGACCAAGGAGTTCCAGCTTCGTGGCATCGACTTCCACGCCCGCGAGGATGAGGAAGAGCCCGACTTCGATACCGTCGCCGAGCTGTGGGAGCACACGGCCGGCGTGCATGTCCTGCTCCTGGCCGCCGTTGTGCAGGCGCTGTGCGATCTGTTCGGCTATCAGGAAAAGCCGTTGCCGGCGACCGACACCGCGCAAGCTGCAGAACCTGCCGCCGAAGAAGAGGCCGATCCGCTGTATCAGGAGGGCGTCGCCTTCGTGCGCGAGTCGAAGCGCGCCAGTGTCAGCGCCGTCCAGCGCAAGCTCAAGATCGGCTACAACCGCGCCGCTCGCATGATCGAGGAAATGGAGCGCCTGGGCATCGTCACGCCGATGGCCTCGGACGGTAGCCGCTCCGTGATCTAGCCACCCTGCCCGGCTTGCAGCCTGCAGCCTGGCTTCCATGCCCACCATCCCCGCCGTAGGCGCGGCAGGGATTTGCTCGCGCTGGAGAAAACACATGCAAGAGGTTATCTACGCCGGCCTGCGCAATCCTGGCCGCGATCAAGCGATCTACCAGGCGCTGGCCCTCAAGTCTGCGGCCGAGGTGGCAGAGCAGTTCGAGTGCTCGCTGAGCACCGTCCGCGCCGCCGGCAAGCGCATTGCGGCGCTCGACATATTCACTCTGACGCTGGAGGGGGGGGGGTAAAGCCATCCGCATTGGCCCGGTTGCGGCCAAGTCCTTCCGGCGCGCAGCGCTGGGCGCCTATCGCCACTACTGCGGCACCTTCCGCAATCTCGATCTTTCCATCTGGTCGCTGACCGACGGCAAGAGTCGCATCGCAATCACTGACCTGCGCGCCATCGATGCTGGCGTGCTCTCTGTCGAAGATGCCGAGTGACACCCTGCCCGGCCGCCATCCTTGCCCGATGCGCGGCCGGCGGGTGAATCAGGATAGCTGAGCTTCCAAATGTGCCAGGTAGTCAACCGCGGCCGTTTTCTGAGTAGGCCCGCCAGGGCCGTCGCTACCCATGATGGAAGCATGAGCATCCTCGAAAACCTGCTTGGCCTGCAGCGTCATCTTTGAGCGCCGCAGTAAAGCCAGTAGTAAATGCTCAACCGCATCAACCTGTGCCTGATTGTCCATTCAAATCTCCTTATCCCGGCCCCATGCCGGCCCCCGACCCTACCCCATCCCCACATTCACGCCAACTGGCGAGGGACAAGCCATGCCCGCTGAAAACTCTGGCACCGCAGACTTCCTGCGTGATGTCGCCACTCACGAGCTCACCATCATCCGCAACGACGGGCTTTACCGGCACCTGCGCTTCAAGCGCCCCGGGTCGTCCTGCATGTACTTCGACCTGATCACCTGGCCCGGCCACCTCTGCTACACCGGCGACATGGGCACCTATGTATTCAGCCGCATCAGCGACATGCTCGAGTTCTTCCGCCGCGACACCGAGAGCGAAGAGCTGCCGATCAATCCGAGCTATTGGTCGGAGAAGGTGCAGGCCACCGACGGCGGGCGCCATCCTGGCTGCGTGTTCGAGTACGACCACGGCAAGTACCTGGCCGTGGTGAATGAATACCTGGCCGACTGGCTTGAAGGACTGAGCGAAGATCATCAGGAAGAACTGAAAGAAGCCGTGCAGGACGACGTGCTTAGCCTGGCTGATGACCATGACGAGCACGGTAACTACAGCCGCGCGTATGGGTTCTCGACTGAGGTCGGCGGCCAAACATACCAGTTCACCGACTTCTTCGAGCGCAGCATGCGCCGCTTCACTGACCGCTATATCTGGTGCTGTCGCGCGCTTGTGTGGGGAATCGAAAAGTACGATGCCGCGATGCTGCCGGCCGGGATCGACAGCGAAGGCGGCAGCCATGATTAACGCACCAATGATTGATAAAGCTCTTTCCGCAATCGTCCGGCAAGAGCGGGCCATGCAAGAGGTGGCCAGTCTCAGGCGCGAAATTGGCCAAGCTCTCGCAGCCTGCCCTGTGAGCATCGAGCTAGCCCGCTGGGAAACATCGAACGCCCGCCGAGCCGAACTGACTGACCCGAACGGCAGGCCGAAGACCCATATCTGGGAGGCGCTGAACTTCACCGACATAGGCGGTCACGGCTACCCGGTGCGCCTGGATATTAACGAAATCGCCGACTTCCTGGCTGATGCAGACGAGTGCGAGCACTGCCAGCGCGCCTGGGCGCTGATCTTGAAGCGAAAGTGCGTCAGGCAGGAGCTAGGCGCTGCCAAACGCGCCATTCGCAGCCTTGGCCGGGCAGCATTGAAGCGAGAAAGCCAGTGATCCCGCTCCAACCCATCTGCCGCGACACCCGCCTGCCCTACCCCTGCGGCTGCAAGCGCTGCAATCCAAACTGACCTGAGCGCCGACCGGCGCAGATATGGAGCTAAGCCAATGAGCATGAAAGAAGAGTTCAGCAGCATCGACATGGCCACGGCTGCGGCCGATGGGTTTCGGGATGGAGTGGCGAGCGTTGCAAATTCGGAGAGCCCGAATAATCAGGCCGACAGCGCCGCGCAATCTGCGCTGGCAGGGGAGCGCGAGCCAGTGGCGTATGTGCTGACCCGCGATGGAGAAGTCTGCTACGAGGCGGATGACGGCATAGTGATCAGCAATGTCCCAGGAGACGAAACTGACCTGTACAAGTGGCGCCCCGTTTACTTCGGTGCCCACTGGCAGCGCGCCAAGCCCGACCATAGCGCGCAACAGCTCGGGATGGTGCCGGATGCCCTGCGCGAAGCCGTCGAGTATCTGGACGATAACCCGTTCAATGAAATCGGCGCTGGCTCAATCCTGCATCGGGCGATGCGCGACGCACTAAACGCCCCGCAGCCTTCCGCCCAGCCTGAGCCAGCAGCGCAGGGTGAGTTCGGCGACGCCTACCAGGGCGCCCGCGAAGACCTGGCTATCTGGAAGCGCCGCGCTCTGGAGGCCGAGGAAAAGGTGCGGAATCAGGAGCAGATCATCGACCGCCTGACGCTTGAGGCTCAAGGCGACACTCGATTCGGGGAGCCCTCCCTGCCGGCTGCTGGATTGGCTGTGGAAGAGGTGGAGGTGGTGGCGTGGATGTGGCTCGACCTGAATGGCGACATGCAATTCAACAACAAGAACCCGCTGATGACCGTAGCCCAGCACGAGCGCATTGTCGCCGCCTTTTCCGCGCAGCAGTCCGCGCATGTGAGCGTGCCGAGGGAGCTGCTGGAGCGAACCATCTGCCGGCTGACCCACGGCCACGAACACGATAAGGCTGTGCGCGAACTCCGCGCCCTTCTCAATGGGGGTGAGGCATGAGCGACTTCGAGCGAGAGGTAAGCGAAAGCGCGCGTGGATGGATGCGCACGCTTGGCCACTTCGCCCCAACGATCAACCCGGATAACCGAGAGGTCAAGGGGTCGATGCTTGGCGAATACGGAGACGCCGAGAAAACATATTTCAGCAGCTCGGAACTGCGCGAGCTGGCGGCGGCCTGTTTAGAGGTCGCGGATTGGCTGGATAAGCGCGCAGCAGGAGAACAGAAATGAGCGGGACAATCACAATGACCGGCGAGGAATACGACGCCCTGCACGCAGAGGTCGAGGCGCTGCGGGCACAGCGAGATAAAATGGCACAAATACTGCGCGATTTGTTTCCTGGCTGTAAGTGGCGATTCATGCGCCCGCGCATCGACGCGGCACTAGCGGAGATTGACAATGGGAACTAACAGCTACATCACCAAATTGAAGGCACAGCTTGATCAGGCGATCATCCAGCGCGAGCACTGGAAGCAACTGGCAGAAAACCGCAATAGCATCGTCGTGACGGAAGTTTGCCCGGAGTCGCGCAGCGTTGAGGAATACATCATTGATGCTGATAGCGTGAGGGCATCATGGCGACTGATACGCAGCTATCGAGAGCAGATCGAGGCGCTGCAGGCGGCACTACTCGGTATCGCATCTGTAAACCCAGCGGAGCGCGGCATCGAGTGGGCAAAATCATATGCAAGTGACGGCCTCAAGGGCGCGGGTAGCGATCTGTACGCGCGCTGGCTTGATACGTTCAAAGAGGCCGAGGCGCTGCGGGCTGAGAATGGGCGGCTGGCAGATGCGCTAGACCGCCAGTCGGTCATCACTGGCGACTACATCGCCCGCTGCCAGCGGCTTGCGGACGAGTTGGCAATAACCCGTCGCGTGATCGACCGCATTGGCCAGCTCTGCACGACGCCGCATGAATCGAAGGAGCGCTTCATCCGGCGCGTCCAGTCTGTGATCGAGTGGGAAGCCCAGGCGCTCAGCGCCGAGGCGTCACCATGAGCGTATGGCGCCACATTACCCACCCCGACGGGATGACCGTCAGCCTGCTGGTCGCGGCCACCGGCCTGAGCGCGGAGCAGGTGCGCGCCGAGCTGCGCGCCCTGGAGCAAAGCGGAAAGGCATGCCGCGAGCGCGCGCCTATCGGAAAGGAGCATCTGTGGTGGCGCGCAACACACCGCCCGCTGTGCGACTTAACGGTGATCACGGCAATGGGCCTGGCAGCCAGGCTCCACCCTACCCCGAGCGCACTGCGCGCCGTGCTGCAAAGGCTCAGCACGCGCGCCGCCAATCCCGCCATCCGGCAAATCCTGTCCTTGTCGTCTACGGCAAAGCATCCGCACCGCATCGTGGCTGACGCTGTTTCCCGCTGCGCCTAGCCCTGTAACCCCTCGCAATCCTGAACCCTTGATCTTGCCTGGCGCTGCCGGGCCAGTGAGGTATACCTATGGCAAAAGTAGTCACTCAAATCACGGCGAAGGTTCCGCGACTGATGGAAGCCGGCGAATACCGAGCGCTGCGCTTTGCAGGCGGCAAGCCCAGCCTGCAGCAACTGAAAAAATGGATCGACGAGGGCGTGATTGTCGGCGAGGTGAAAGGCGAAATGTACTTCGTAGACCTGAACGCCGAACTAACTGGCTCGACCGATCCCCTCCTGCACAAGATGATGGCGGTAAGCTGACATGAACCCACCGCGCCCGCGCACCGGCAGGAATCGCACCCTGCCCGACAACCTGTACCCCAACGGGAAGTATTGGCAGTACCGCAATCCGATCACCGGGAAGAAGGTCAGCATCAACAAGCCAATGGCCGAGGCAATCAAGCTGGCGAAGCTGGCCAATGCCAAGCTGGCCCCGCTGATGACCGATGACGGCGCGCTGCTGCAACTGCTGACCGGCGAGCAGGCGCCGACCGTCAAGAGCCTGCTTGAACGCTTCGAGTCGGAATGGCTGCCTGAGCGCAAGCTGGCCGACTCCACGCTCAAGGAAACCCGCATCAAGCTGGAGCGCTACCGGGCAGACCTGGGCGACAGGATGATCGGGCAGCTCGACGTGCTGGCAATGGCCGAGTATCTGGATCAGTTCAGCAACAACGCCTACACCAAGCATCGCGGCCTATGGATACAGATTTACGCCTTCGCCGTGGCCAAGGGATTGGCTGAGCGCAACTGCGCCGAGCTGACCCTGCAGAAGAAAGAGCAGGAGAAGGTGCGCCAGCGCCACACTGTCGAGGGCGTGCAAAAGATTCTCGGCGCCGAAACGACGCCAGCCTGGCTCAAGCGCGCCATTCGTCTGGCGCTGCTGAGTCTGCAGCGCCGCGAGGATCTAGTCACCTGGGAGCGCGCAGCCGTGGACATGAGCCGTAACGTGATCCGCGTCAGCCCCGGCAAGACCGAGAACTACGGCACGCCCATTCATCTGGAGATTGAAATGGGCGCCGACCTACGCGCCGTGGTGCAGGAGTGCCTGAAAGAGCCAATCGCCAGCCCCTACCTGATCTGCTACCGGCCGAGGGCGCGCAAGCGCGAGCAGATCGAGGCCAAGCTGCACTGGTCGGCGGTGACGGATGACTACCTGACCAAGGAGTTTCGCAAGGCCCGCGACCTGGCCAGGGCATACGACCACATCGAGAACCCCAAGGCCCGGCCCACCATGCACGAACTGCGCGCGCTGGGCTCATGGCTGTACGAGCAGCAAGGCTTCTCGACGGAGTATGTGCAGGTACTGATGGGGCACGCGACCCCGGACATGACCGCCTATTATCAGGACGGCCACGAACAGAAAGAGGTGATTTACCAGCACGTCCAAGCGGGACTGAAACTCTAGTTTGGGTGGCGGTTTTCCCAAAGTTTTCCCAAAGTTTTCCCAAAACAAAAAAGGCGACCCTTTCGGATCGCCCTCTAAGCCCCGTGCTAGACGGGTTTTGTTTGGTAGGCACAATTGGACTCGAACCAACGACCCCCACCATGTCAAGATGGCGGCGAGTCACGCCTAACCTATT